AAAATACAAAAAACAGCAAAATATATCAAAATTTGATTACCATGCTGTTTTTGATATTTCAACCTATCGTATTGTTTCTGTTTCGCGTAATATATCCAGTGTTAAAAAAATTAATGACAGTATCCTAAATACTGGACTATTCCTGTTTTTAAATAACTATTCATTACCTGCAGATTTTAATAATCTGGCTCCGTACTGTTCCCAAGTTAACGATCCCTATGGGCAATCCTCTATCAGTAGTTCAACTACAGTACTAAACGACGACGATTTGGAATACTACGCTTTGATAACAGAAAAAGGGTTCGCACTTGAGTATCTACTAAACACTATAGCAAATCATCGTAGACGACAATATTCTAGTACTATATTACAATACGAAGTTTATGCAATGAAACACCAAGAAGCACAACGAGTATTATCAACAGGCGCAACAGAATTAGATGAGCTTAACTATCCGTTTGTGACGGATTATGCTCAACTTGAAAACTTGTCTCTAGTAGAATCGGCAAAAGAAATATCCTTCCAGCATAACTTATTCTATACAAAAATGTCAACGATAGAATCGATGAGATTGCGTTATAGTAAACAGATAATTGAATGTGATAACATTACTCAAATACCAGCTATTGTAGCAGATTTCTTAAACCGGAGTCGTTTGTATGCAATATCCTAAGTTAAATTGGTATTACAGTATAGACTTAGTAACAGATACTACCAACAAACAGTATAGAGATCTTCCGGGATTTGCTAATTACAAAGATATACATAAATTTTTTGCAGCCAATTTAAGTTTAACAGACAGATATCAAACAACTCAATTACCTATACAAACCAATATACTTGATGTTTGCAAACCGCCAGCATTTGTTAAACAAACCTTAGAGTACGACGAAATATGTTTGTTTCGTGCCAAGCAGTTAATGAATCATGCTATTAATACAAATAGAAAACTGTTTATTATGTACAGTGGGGGAATTGATTCATCTGCAATTATTTGCAGTTTTCTATTGGCATGCACCCCAGACGAAATTAAAAATAATATTGTAGTGGGATTGTCAGAATCCAGTATTAAAGAAAATCCTATACTATACAAAAAATTCATAGTTGGTAAATTTGAACGAGTTTCAAGCAATGTATTTTCGTACTACCTGGGGCATCCTGATTATATTACTATCAATGGGGAAGGTAACGATCAGCTATTTGGATCAGACCTAATACAAAGTTTGACTCTCAGATTTGGAGAAGGAATATTACATACACCTCGCACTGATGCAATCATATACGATTGTTTTAATAATGGATCTATATCTGCAAAGACCTGCGATAAATTCATTGAAGTATTTAACAAGGCAACTAGCCGCGCCCCTGTTGGTATAGATACAGTATTCCACTATTTTTGGTGGATTAATTTTCAATACAAGTGGCAAAATGTTTATATGCGTATGTTGTCATTTGCCAAGGCTGAAAACGTCAGCGCAATTAAACCAAATGATAATTATTTTTCGTTTTTCCAAACAGACGAGTTTCAGTTGTGGACGTTAAATAATACTAACAGCTTAATCAAAGACACATGGAAATCCTACAAATATGTATGCAAGGACTTTATCTATTCTGTTACTAACGATGCTAACTACCGAGATAGAAAATCAAAGTTTGGTAGTCTTAGCCAAGTGACAATGTATAAGCCAGTATTTCATACTATTGATGAAAACTTTGTACCAAGCAATACCCCAGTAGATACAGCATATTGGAATATGCAGAATGATTTTATTTAATGACTATACAAACATTTGAAAATTTCTTACCTGCACAGTTAATTGAAGGAGTAGCAGATCAGATAGACAGTATTGGACATCGTTACGGGTGGAAGTCTAATCCTAAATTTGACCAATATCACTGGAATTGCGATCTAGCCAAAACAGGCGGTATAATGAATGGCATAGACATATCTGCAGAACTTGATGGGGTAGCATTGGAATGCTGGCGCCACATACAGCAAAACTATTTCCCAAATACAGTATTGTTACGTTGTTATTCAAATGCACATACCTACGGTGTTGAAGGATATCCGCATACAGATTCTCGTAGACCCCAAGATCAAACCATTGTGGTGTATCTAAATAAACAATGGCGCAGAGAATGGGGCGGAGAAACAATGATATACAATGGGCAGGATATTGCTAATGCAAGTTTGCCGGCATACAATCGTGCTATAAGTTTTCCCGGGATGTCTTGGCACACAGCTCGGGGTGTATCTAGAGTATGTAAAGTGCTACGAACTACGTTGATGTTTAAATTTGCTCCTGCTGATAGCGACCCAACGAGAGATAAAATACAACAATTTTTACAATCACTTGGTACAGATACCAAAGCACATTCAGGTCGTACACTTTTTGTTCACTTGTTATCAGTATATGACTTATTAAAATTAGCTGGGCAAGATGAAATTACATGCTGTGCTGGCGCAGTCCATAGTATTTTTGGAACAACTGCATTCACTGATCAAACACTCACATTGGATGATCGTAAACAAGTAATTGATATAGTTGGCGCACGTGCCACTGAACTTGCTGCAATATTTTCACGTTTAGATAGACCATTGGTATTAGAAAATTATTTAACTACAGGTGCAAGTACAGGATTCAACGACGAAACAACCCGCATTTTATGCGCTATTGAGGGAGCGAATTTATACGATCAAAAAGCACTAACTTCGTACCCAAAATTAAAGGAATTTTGGAATAATATTTTTAAGTATGACTGTTAAAAGCAATGGTTATTTAGTGATAAGTAAGTAATAATAGGAGATTATATGTCAGGAGTTAATAATCCAGGTCACCCGGGCTCGGGACAAAATGGCGGAGAAGGCGGTGCCACACCGTTTGGTGCAGGCGGAACACCTTCTATGACTGATGGAAATAATGCAACAGGCGCAGGCGCAGGTGGCGGCGGTGCAGGAGATACTATTTCTGCAATAGGCGGCAACGGCGCCAACGGATACGTAAAAATCTACTGGGGTCCAAATAATGACCCAAATTGGGTTACCTAATAATAATCCGTTTTTGATAAGTATACTATAAAGAGATATAAAAATGGCATATACAATAACAAAAAGCGATGGAACAACATTAACCACTATCAATGATGGCGGATTAGATACTGTATCATCTAGCTTGCAATTACCCGGTCCTAATTTTGTAGGATATGGACAAAAACTCAATGAAAATTTAGTATACCTACTAGAAAATTTTGCATCTAATACAGCACCTAGTGGAACAAATTTACAAGGGCAGTTATGGTTTAACAAAAGTAACCAAACATTAAACGTATTTACTAATCAGGGATATTTACCCGTTAATGGTATTATTATATCTGGTACACAGCCATCAAACGTTAACGCTGGCAACACCTGGTTTAACACATCGACTAATCAATTCTCACTATATGACGGAACCAATTGGAATCTAATTGGCCCAGTTTATACAAAAGCTCAAGGAGTAAGTGGTGCAATACCAACAGTAGTTGCTGATGCAGTATTAGTGGGTACCACACATAACATTTTACAATTACAATACGGTAATACAGTTTTTGCCACCATCAGTGCAGATCCTGCATTTATGCCAACACCGGCAATTCCTGGATTTACTACAATTAATTCTGGTATTACTATTAATAACACAATTACTAATCCTGTTATTAACACCAATGTTCTTGGTAACTTGACCGGTAATGTTACTGGTAATTTAATAGGTACCACGGTTGTTGCTAGTACGTTGGCTGGAAATTTAACTGGAAACGTTGTTGGTAACGTAACCGGTAATGTTGTAGGCACAACTGTTACCGCAACTACACTGACAGGTACACATTTTGGTAACGTATATTCCACAATTGGTATTATTAATAATCTTACTTCGAGTAATATTTTAGTCACTGGCGGAAGTATTAGCGGATTGGCCTCCTTGAATACAGGCACCTTAACAACTGGTGCAATCACAGGAACAACTGCAATCTTTACTGGTGCTGTTACATCATATAATTCAGTACTTAACGGTGCACCAACTGCAACTACTGCTGCTCCTGGTACAAATACTTCACAGGTTGCTAGTACAGCATTTGTTCAAACTGCTATTACTCTTGCAACTAGTTCACTAGGAACAATGTCAACTCAAAACGCCAATGCTGTTGTAATCAGTGGCGGGTCCGCACAAAATTTAACAACATTATCGGCGTCAACTGGAGCTGTTACTAACTTAACATCAAATGTTCAAACTGTTAACTACTCAAACGTGGTAAACTTGTCAACGGCCAATGCGTTAATCACTGGTGGCAATATCAGTAGCATTGTAAATCTTGGTGCAACTAATTTAACAGTGACAAAATCTACAGTTGGTACAGAAGTTGTTGCTAATTTCTCTACCGGCAATGCTCAAATTACCGGTGGTAACATTACCGGTGCTACTAGCATTAGTGCAACTAGTGGAACATTTACTAACATTACCACAGGAGTTATTACTGTCACAGGTGGTAACATTAGCGGAACAGCAGTTTCAAATACCACATTGTCTAATGTTAATGTAGTGGGTTCTACAGCAACTACTAAAACCTACAGCGATAATAGTACCGCTATTGCTACTACGGCATTTGTACAAAGTTCTGTGCCGGCTGGTGTTATTTGGATGTGGAATAGTTCAGTTAACCCAATTCCAACAGGTTTCCAACTTTGTGATGGTACAAATAATACTCCAGATTTACGTGATAGATTTATTGTTGGCGCCGGCGGCCTACTAGCCAACGGCGCAACTGGCGGCGTAGGGTTATCAACATTAACTATAAACAATTTACCCTCGCATACTCACGCAGTTAGTCTAACAGGAACTTCTGCAACAGGTGGCGGACATAGTCATACAGCAGTATCGAGCTCGTCGGTATCAGACCCAACCCATGCACATATTTTCCCTGGTGATGATCAGCTGATATTTGCCGCAGGGTACGCAGGGTGGGCTGGCGCAAGTGCTGGCGGATTCCCGTATGATGCAGTATCGCAACATGCTGGCGGAGCTCAAATGTGGTATACTACAGAAGCTTCTACAGGTATTACAGTAGCAACAGCAACTACCATCAGTTCTGTGGGCGATCATACACACGGTGTTACCCTAGCTGGGACAACAAGCCCTACAGGTAGCGGAGCATCATTTGAAAATCGTCCTCCATTCTATGCCCTATGTTTCATACAGAAGATGTTCTAAACAATGCATAAATATAACAAGCATACAAGGATAGAGCATGTCTTATACAATTAATTTAACCAATGGTACATCACTAGTTCCGGGCGGATTGTCCGACGGTACAGTTGATACTACGCACTCAAGTTTAACTCTAATCGGCCGCGATTATGCCGGTTATGGTCAATTTTTAAACGAAAACTTTGTGTATCTGTTGGAAAATTTTGCCAACGGGGCAAGTCCAGCAAATCCTTTAAAAGGACAATTATGGTGGGACACTACTAATAATATTCTACGTGTTTGGTCCGGCGCAACATGGAAGATTAGTACTGGTGCAACATCGGGTAATACAGCCCCCGGTGATCTAAGCGCACTAGGCGGCGATTTATGGTTTGATACAGCAAATCAACAGTTAAAAGTATACTCTGGAACAGCATGGATTGTAGTTGGACCTGCTGCTACATCGGCTACAGGTAATACTGGTGCTGTACCTGCGTTGATGAATGATACATCATCTGCATCACACATTGTTATTCAGTTTACAATCAATGGCACAATTTATGCTATTTTATCCAAGGATATTTTTAGTACAACAGTACCAGGATTCAATTCAATTGGTGCCGGCCTAAATTTCAGTACTACTGCATCTCCAGCATGGGGATTAAGTACACAAGCAATAGCTGCAACACCAAGCACATTGGTTCAAAGAGATACAGTTGGAAATATTAACGTTGTTGGTATTACTGCATCTGGTGCCATTTCTGCAGGATCTATTACAGCCACTACAATTAATTCCCCAAGCGGAACTGCAACATTTACTGGCAATTTAAACGGTAACGTAATTGCAACATCAGTTACATCTACAACAATTCAAACTCAGGGTATCAACGCTAGTTCGGGATACACTGGTACAATATTAACAGCAAGTCAACCAAACATTACAACTTTATCTGGCTTAACATCGGTTACTATCAATGGTAGTGCAACATTAAACGGTGTTGCGATTGCCACAGTTGGGGGTAGTGCTAGTTTTAGTTCTATCAATAGTACCCCAATTGGCAACGCTACTCCAAGTACAGGTGTGTTTACTACTGTAACCGCAACTACAAGTATTCTTCCGGTATCAAACGTAGCAGTAAATATCGGTAGTGCGTCTGCTTGGTTTAATAACATTTATGGTACTGCTATCCACGCTCAATACGCCGACTTAGCAGAACGCTTCCATGCCGATGCAGAATATGCTCCTGGTACCGTTGTTGAAATGGGCGGAGCCAACGAAATCACCAAAGTGGTAGCTGAATTAAGTGATAAAGTGTTTGGAGTGATAAGTACTAATGCTGCATACTTAATGAACTCTGGTGCAGGTGAAGATGCAACACATCCACCGATTGCTATGAGCGGGCGAGTTCCTGTTAGAGTAGTTGGTCTTATTAACAAAGGTGATCGTTTAGTGAGTGCTGGTAATGGGTTAGCCCGATCAGCACTAGTATCAGAATTAACCCCATTCAATGTGATTGGACGTGCATTAGTTGACAAGACTGAAGCATCTGAGGGTATAATTGAAGCAATAGTTAAAATTAATTCATAGGAATAAAGAAAAATGGCGTATTCATCAGGCGGGCTAATTGCCGCAACAGACTACAATGGCTTTGTTGGAGCAAACCCAGTAACTGGTTCTGGTAGTATCAACGCAGTATGGGGAATCGGAAACGGACAATACGGATACGGACAAACCGCGGTTACTCAAGCTGCTGCTTCTGCAGGATTAATTACTGCTACACAATGGGCATCATTGATCAACACTATGAATAGTGTTAGTACTCACCAAAGTGGTAGTGGATCTGGATTAACTATCCCAACCACTGGCGCAACTGTTACCTATTTAAGTGCGCTTAGTACAAACCTTGGTACTTATTATACCAACGCTTTAAGTGCAGCAACCAACGGTGCAACCACAACTGGTTCAGTTATTGCTGGTACAGCAATTACAGCCACTAACAATACCACATACGGCCCAACAACATTTGCAACACGCACAGTAACATTTGCATCAGGAGATGCTGCACGTTACTTCTTTAATGCAGGCGGCAAATTAAATTTAGTTATCACCGGTGTAGTCAACGGTGATAGTACTGCTCGTAGTACTGACGCAGTAAACACAATTCTTACATACTTTGGCGGCGTGTCAGCATTCAACGCAACTACAAACGGTGGACGCACTGGTACTGGTGGTACAGTAACTACTAATACCACAGCATTTGGTTATTATAACTTAACTACAACTTCTACACAGATTTGTAAGATAACTACAACTAGTGCAACTTACACAGGCGACTACGTTGCATTAAACGTATTTTCAAACGGTGTTAACTTGGCCGGACACGGCGACGCAGGTAGTGTAATCTCATTTGCATTGTCTTACTATTCAGCACACACTAGTACAACATCCGGTTTATATGGCAGTTCTGGAGACACGTTAAACGTAACTCCAAGTATGCGTATTGACATTGTATATCCAGAATCAACCAACTTAACATCAAGTTGGGGAACTCCAACAGTCGCTTAATCCATTTTGAGTTGACCTTAAGGGTGTAGTATAGTATAATTGCTATCTACACCTTTTATTCTATTATGAGCGAACTCGAAAAACTTACAGCTGAAATTAAATTAGCAACTGATTACCAGATTAATAAACGTATCCTGCGTGAGAAGATCCAAACGGACTTGCACATAGCACACAAGGGAGGCTTGTTTAAGATTACTCCCGAGCTGTTGGCATTTATGCAGGGTTGGCCCATTGATGATATGTATTTAGAAGATACATATGGCAATCCTATACAAATTGATCGTCATGTATTTCTAGTAATAGCCCAACAACACTATCAAAAAGTAATGAACACGTGGCATCAACAACATGAAGAACTCAAAAAAATCCGCCGAGTCTAAGGGTGTTGTAGTATTTGCATTTAACACACACATAGACTACGTTGCTATAGCTGATCAGACTAGTCGTTTAATTGCACACTCTCTGAACTTACCTATTACGTTGGTCACTGACAACGATAGTGACCCTAAGTTTGTATACGATAATATCGTACGCATCAACAATAATGATGGAAATAATTTTATAGGTAGTGATACAACAAAACAGTGGCGAAACTTTGGCAGATACCTAGCATATGACCTGAGCCCGTACGATAACACTATTCTTATTGACACAGACTACCTTGTATTAGATGATAGCCTTCTTACATTATTTAAAACAGACTTTGATTATCGGCTAATGCATCATAATCAAACACCTGCAGGACCTAGTCCAGAATCAATGGGCGAAACAAGTTTGCCATTTGTATGGGCAACTGTAGTACTTTTTAGAAAGACAGAACGTGCAAGATTATTTTTCAACCTTATCGGCCGCATACAAAGAAACTATTCGTACTATCGTGCCTTATACAATGTTCGCGAAAGAAATTACAGAAATGATTATGCTTTTGCTATTGCTAATTGTATTATCAGTGGCTACACGTTAAACGAACAGCAAGGAATTCCTTGGACAATGTTTACCATAGAAAAAACTATTAACCGCATAATGCTCACAGACAATTTTATACAAGTCTATCACGACGGCGAAGCTACCATGGTACCATACCAAAACATACACGTGATGGATAAAGAATACCTACAGAGTAGAGACTTTGAACAAGTAGTGGAGGCCATCTGTGAGCCAGCATAAAGAACAACAAGGTTTTGTAACCTTTGCTATCAACAACACAGATACCGATTACTTAGAACTTGCATACTTGCAATGCCTAAATGTTAAGGCAACACAGAAGCACAACAAGTATGCGGTCTTGGTTGATACAGAAACATTGAACTCGGTAACTGATCGACAGCGTCGAGTATTTGATTACATTATTGAATTAGATAATGTAAGTAGTGAACACGCAGATGGATCTATATATGCCTGGAGCAAGGAACCTGATGTTTTTCGCAAAACTCCGTTTAAAGAAACTATCAAGTTGGAAGCAGACTTGCTGTTTACTAGGTCAATTGACCATTGGTGGACGGCATTTAGATTACGTAATGTTTGTTTAAGTACAGGCGCACTAAATTATCGTTCGTTAAAAAGTGATGTGCGAAAATATAGAGAAGTATTTGATGCCAATCAACTGCCTGATGTGTATAATGGCCTGATGTATTTTAGATACAGTCAAGAAGCTGCGGCCTTTTTCAATCTAGCCGGGCTTATTTTTCATTACTGGGCGGACATATCTAAAGAGTTAAAGACATGTGAAGATGAACCAAGCACAGATGTTGTATATGCTATAGCCGCACGGATACTAGGAGAAGAATTAGTAACTATGCCTAGCATGGACTTTATTAACTTTGTGCATATGAAATCTGGATTTAATAAATGGAGTGATGCACGTAGTTGGATAGAAACTGTTATGGCTGAACACGACGGCGATGTTATTCGAATTAACAATATAAATCAACTCAACCCTGTACATTATCACGAAAAGACCTACGCTACTCACGAACTAATCAAATACTATGAATCCAGAATACCTAGCTGAATTACACGCACTAATCAAATTACCAGTGCAACCAACTATTGAATATCGGTTATACTATAATCAATTTGGCGAAATAACTATGGGGTCAATGACCATGGATACGTTGACCACGGATCCGTATGTTATAGTTACTCAGCAGGAATACGATCGGTATTTTGATTACAAAATAGTTGCTGGAAAACTTAAAAAGATTGACCATGATGCTGGTTATCGTGTAAAATTACAAAAGTCTAATAATGGTTATTGCGTAGTTAAAAACCACGCAGGATTATTGCTGGAACCCGAAGATACACACACAACAATAGAATACTATGCCCACAGAAATAATTGATGTAGCAGACTTAGACTGCATTTACTTGACCTATGATGAACCTAATAAAGAACAAAACTGGATACATATACAAAATATGGTCCCTTGGGCAAAACGAGTGGACGGCGTTAAGGGTTCAGATGCTGCACATAAAGCAGCCGCTGATGCGAGTGACAGTGATCGCTTTGTACTTATTGACGGCGACAATATTCCAGATCCTGCTTTCTTCAATCTCCAACTCACATTAGATGATAATAACCGAGATTGTGTATTTCGGTGGAAAGCTCGTAATATCGTTAACGGCCTTTTATACGGTAACGGGGGAATGAGTTGCTGGACTAAAGACTTTATCTACAATATGCGTACACATGAAGCAACGGATGGCACAGCAGAGAACGATGTAGAGTTTTGTTTTTATCCTAACTACTGGGCAATGAATGATTGCTACTCAACTACATTCCCTAACGCTACTCCTTTCCAAGCATGGCGAGCCGGCTTCCGTGAGGGTGTAAAGATGGCATTAGACCGTGGAGCAAAAATATCTGCAGCAGAATTTGAAAAGCGAGTTCATGGTCGCAACTATGATCATTTGTGTGTTTGGCAAACAGTAGGAGCAGATGCAGACAATGGTTTCTGGGCTATATACGGAGCACGTCTTGGCACATACATGATGATGTTAGAAGGATGGGATCATCGTCAAGTACAAGACTTTGACACGCTTGCTAAGTTGTGGGAAGTATTTAAAGATGATGATCAAGATGCATGTAGACGTATAGGCAGTACGCTACGCACACGCTTGGGATTGCCTATTGTAGACATGGACGCAGAAGAAAGCAAATTCTTTAAGCATCATTACAAAGCAGTATTTAAAAACTTAGGACCAATGGCACGTGAGTAAATCAGATTTTATGGCATCGGCAGAGTTTATGAAGGACAACTTAGGTCCTGCACTCTGTTTAGCCAAATGGAAGCAAGTAAGCCTGCACTTACCAACAGGACTTAATAACTCCTGTTACCATCCGCCACTACATCAAATTGATGCAGACGCACTTAAAGACAATCCTGGCGCATTACATAATACTGAGCATAAGAAACAACAACGTGTTATCATGCTCAAACAAGAAAAACCTAGTGAGTGTAGTTATTGTTGGAATATAGAAGCACACGGCCAATTAAGTGATCGTCATTATAGATCCGGTGAGCCCTGGGCAGCAAGTGATTACGATGCAATCATAAACAGTACCGGAGAAGAAAATGACGTTATTCCTAGTTATGTGGAAGTTAATTTTAACCACGCTTGCAATTTGTCTTGTAGTTACTGTAGCCCGCAGTTTAGTTCAACTTGGCAAGCAGAAGTTGATAAGTGGGGAGGATATCCTACAAGCACTATTCATAACGATAGCAGTCACTTTACTGGTCGTAACCGTCCTATACCTAGTCGCGACACCAATCCCTATGTTGATGCATTTTGGCAGTGGTGGCCCGAGCTGTACCCAAAACTAAAACATTTCCGTATGACCGGTGGTGAACCGCTAATGGATAAGAATACATACAAAGTATTTGACTATGTATTAGCATTACCCAATCCCGAACTACACTTAAACGTAACCAGTAACTTTAGTGTGGAGCCAGCATTAATGGAGAAGTACTTAGGTTACGTTAAGCAACTTTGTAATACCCAAATTGAACACTTCATGCAGTTTGTTAGTTTGGATTCCGGAATTCCTGCACATGCCGAATATATCAGGCACGGGATGAATGCAAATCGTGTGGTCGACAACGTAGAACGTTTCTTAACAGAAATTCCATATCGCAATAGTTTGACATTTATTATTACAATGAATAATTTAAGTGTATTAGGAATACAACGTCAGCTAGATTATATACTAAGTCTACGTAGAACACACAGTACAACATATCAGCGTGTCTGGTTCGATACTCCCTTACTACGCACACCTACATGGCAAAGTATACAGATACTACCTGAAGTATATGTAGGTGTACTAGAGCGTGTAGCAGACTGGATGGAACTCAATTTAGAAACCGCAGATAAACCATTCCAAGGATTTAAAGATTACGAAGTACAACGTATGCGTCGTGACATAGACTGGATGCGAGAAGGTCGTAATTTAGACCCAAACTATGTTAAACTACAAAGAGCAGATTTTTATCGTTTCTTTAATGAACACGATAAACGTCGCAAGACTAATTTTTTAGAAACCTTTCCTGAAATGAAAGAGTTTTGGAACGAATGTAAATACCATGCCCAGAATTAATAACGAAACAGATTTTGAATACAAGCGCAGAGTAATTGACATCAAGTCAGAAAGCTTCTGTGGCGCCAAATGGTACAACGCTACTATATGGCTGGGATCAGGGCAGACTACTAGTTGTCATCATCCCTTACCGCACCAAGTTAGTATAGCAGATGTTCAAGCAAATCCTAAAGCATTACATAACACAGCTAAGAAGAAATCTGAACGTGCAATGATGCAAAAAGGCGAACGCCCTGCAGGTTGCGAGTACTGCTGGAAGATAGAAGACATTGGCCGCGATAACATTAGTGATCGTGTTTACAAAACAGTTATATACGAAGACAAGGATTTAGATGATGCGTTCAACTTGGATAGCAATGCAGACGTGGATTTGCAAACACTTGAAATTGCCTTTGACCGCACCTGCCAGTTTGCTTGCTCTTACTGTAATCCGGCGTTTAGTAGTACTTGGGTTAAAGATATCAAGCAGAATGGTCCTTATACTAATCTTACTAGCGACGGTCGTAATCACTTTACTCACATACATGATAGCAGTCAGTTATACCGCTTTGGAGAAGTTAATCCGTATGTTGAAGCGTTCCACAAATGGTGGGAAACCGACCTGCACAAAACATTAAAAGAACTACGTGTCACTGGCGGCGAACCGCTCATGTCCGGTGATACATGGAAGCTATTAGATTGGTTTAAGACCAACAAGGGTAAGAGTAATACACGCTTGGCATTTAACAGTAACTTAGGCACAGATGTTGATGTTGATCGGTTACTAGCAAGCATTGATGGAGTAGTATTTGATCTTTACACCAGTAACGAAGCAATGAATCTGCAAGCAGAATATATACGTGATGGCCTAGTATTTGATGATTGGGCAAACAATGCTGAGAAATTAATGACGTCGGGTAAATTGCGTGGGTTTCATGTGATGTGTACAATTAATGCATTGTGTTTAGATTCATTGGATAGTTTCCTGGAATGCATGATGAACTGGAAACGCGAATATGGAAAAGACTTCCCTACATTTTCGCTAAATATATTACGCTTTCCAAGTTTTCAAAGTCCATTAGTTCTTCCAGATAATATTCGTACACACTTTAAAATTCGTTTGCAAGATTGGCTCGATACCAATTGCAATGATCCTATGCTTCACGAGTTTGAACGCAATCAATTGCAACGCTTGATTGATTATCTTGATGTGGTTAAAACACCGCACATGGGCGCAGCAGAACAATCAGTACTACAGCAAGACTTTAAACAATTTTACATACAATATGATCAGCGTCGCGGTAAGAACTTTGCAGACACATTTCCTATATTAGCCAATTGGTACAATTCAATATGACAGACAATACAGTAGCAGGATTTTACGATAAAGGGTACGACTATAATGCACGTGCTCCGTATTTCATTGAACGCAGTGAATTAACAGAAGACGAATATCGTAAACTAACACACAGTGACACATTCTGTATGTTACCATGGATGCACATGCATGCCTTTCCGGATGGTCGGGTGTATCCTTGCTGTTTAGCAGACTACTGGCACCCTGTCGGAGACCTGCGTAAGAATACAATGAAGGAAGTATGGAATCAAGACAAGTACAAGACTATGCGTAGCAATATGCTACAGGATAAACCTTGTGTTGAATGTACCAAGTGCTACGAGCAAGAGAAGCACGGTGCGTTTAGTATGCGTAACGATGCTAACCGTAACTACGGGCATATGATCAAAGAGATAAAGGACACCAAAGATGATGGCACACATGAAGAATTCAAGATTCGTTATTGGGATGTGCGTTTTAGCAATCTCTGCAATTTCCGCTGCCGTTCCTGCGGTCCTATTTTCAGCAGTAACTGGTACAACGATCATGTTAAGTTATACAAGCGTGTACCCGATGTTCTTGGTCGCGACATGGCACGAGTGGAATATGCTACAGGAACAGAAGATGGCATGCTTGAACAAATGGAAGAACATATCCCCCACCTAGAGCAAGTGTACTTTGCTGGTGGCGAGCCGCTGATTATGAAAGAGCATTATTACTTGCTAGAGAAGCTAATTGACGCAGGTAAAACAGATATTCGTTTACAGTACAATACAAACTTTAGCGAAATGCGCTATAAAGATAAACACGTATTTGAATACTGGAAACACTTTAAAAACGTAAGTGTTGGTGCTAGTTTAGATGGCATGGGCCCACAAGCAGAATTAATACGCAAGGGTGCAGACTGGAAGCAAACAATAGAGAACCGCGAACGCATGATGAAGGAAGTCCCGCACGTGGACTTTTATGTTAGCTCCACAGTTAGCTCCATGAACATAATGCATGTATTAGACTTTCACAAAGAATGGACAAAGTTGGGATTGATTCAAGCAAAGGATTGGAATATCAATATTTGCCAAAGTCCCGAGTGGTATCGTTGTGATATATTTCCCCAGGAGTTCAAAGAGCGTGTAATCTATCCTGCATATGAAGAACATATTGCCTGGCTAGATCCACAGGATACGTTACGTAGAGCAACCACTGGGTATCAGAGTTTGTTAAGTCTAATGAAAGACAATCATGCTACGGAACACTGGCCACGTTTTGTAGAAGAAACACGTGTATTAGATGAATTACGAAAAGAAAGTTTCTGGGACTTATTTCCAGAGTTTAAAGAATTGCAATGATTGAGTATAAAGATATACAGCAAGTGCATTTAGAAATAAGCACACGATGTAATGCTGCCTGTCCAGATTGTCCTCGTAATTTTCGTGGAGTTGATGTAATAGAAGGCACGTATCCTTTATGTGATATGAAGTTAGAACAGGTAAAGAAGATTTTCTCTGTGGCCTTTATTCGTCAGTTAAACAAACTATTGATAAATGGCAATCACGGTGACTTTGTTACTGCAAGTGATGGGTTAGCCATTGTTGAATATTTTATTGATGCTAATCCTGATATTGAAATAGAAATCAGCACCAATGGCAGCGCAAAACCTAATATATGGGCCAAGCTAGGGCAACTATCTCAAGTTAAAATTGATTTTAGAATTGATGGACTTGTTGACACACATCATTTGTATAGACAAAATACCGATTGGCAGTTTATAATAGATAACGCAACTAAGTTTATCACAGCAGGCGGCCGTGCAACCTGGGCAATGATAGTATTTGATCATAATCAACATCAAGTTGAAGAGTGCCGTGAGTTGAGTAAGCAACTAGGATTTGAAAACTTTTGGTTAGTGGATAACGGAAGAAACTCGTTCCCTGTGTTTACTTCAGACAAAAGGTTAAGTCATATAGTTGGTAACTATCAAGGTAAAACAGACTTTGATGAATTATGGGATGATAGTCACACATATCTCACAGACCCCGGCGGTGCAGTCCGTAATGAAAAAAGTAATAGACGTATAGATTGTTACTCAATAAAGAATAAAGAAATTTATGTAAGTGCTAACGGAGAAGTATATCCCTGTTGCTGGTTGGGATTTTATCCGCTTAACAGTACTAGAAGATCTAGTAATGCACAATTACAACCATTGATATCAAACAATAATGCTTTAGAATACAGCATCGAAGATGCTATTAAATGGTTTAATAAGATAGAAACAACATGGCAACTAAGTGTGCCGGAAGGCAAAATATTTGCCTGTAACGAACAATGCGGAATTAAAGAATGACACTACCAAAAACAATCTGTATGCTACCCTGGGTTAGTATTGAAACAAGCCCGATGGGAACAACACGCCCTTGTTGTATGGCGCACGATGAAATCACAGATGAGAACGGAAAAAAGTACGATCTCAAAGAAACAAACTTAGAAGTTGCATACCATAGTGAGTATATGCAAGACCTTCGCCGTCAATTCCGGCGAGGTGAAAAACCAGCAACATGTAGTCGTTGTTGGGAAGAAGAAGATGCAGGCCGTGATAGTAAACGTATACACAGTCAAGTCAGACTCAAAGAACTATACAAGCAAGTTGACTGGCAAAACGACGACCCAGATCAACTATGGTTTGTTGATTTAAAGCTAGGTAATATTTGTAATCTTGCATGTCGTATATGTGGGTCATGGTCTAGTAGTACCTGGGCCGCAGAAGAACTTGCATATATGCCCAAGGACTTCAATAAGAAAGAACATATTGCTTATACTTGGTTAAAGTCGGGAGCATGGCCGCGCAAGACCGAAACGTTCTGGGATAACATGCGAGACCTGTTGCCCAACATCAAGTACTTTGAATTCACCGGCGGTGAGCCATGGATGATACAAGAACATTTTGATTTATTAAAATATGCAGCAGCCATGGGACATAGTAAACATATTGATATTCATTACAACACTAATGCTACACAAGAGCTAAGTGATAACACACAGATATGGAATCAATTTGGACGAGTAGATATTGCATTTAGTATCGACAACGTGGGCAAAAGATTCGAGTACGAACGTTATGGCGCTAAATGGGATCTAGCAAATAAAATTATTGACGATGTGCATCTAGCTCGCCGTATAGATACTCCAAACATTACTACACAGTTATGCTTTACTATTAACATACAGAACGTTTATTACCTAGATGAACTACTTGCTTGGGCAGATACCAAACCGTTTGGTAGTATTTACTTCAATATGATGCACAGCCCAGATCATATGAGCATACAAAAAATGACTCCTACCGCGCAGGAGTTGGTATTAAACAAACTGAAAACAACCTTCTGGTCGTCTGCCAAGTATCAACAAGAAATAAACAATGTAATTAAGTTTATTGAAAATGGTACAGGTAGCGACGGCAGTGAGTTCTTATTTAAAATGCAACGTACAGATGCCCATCGCAAACAATGTTTTACAGATACACATCCTGAAATAGCTCGAGCTATGGGATATGAATAAAAAAACAATTCTGTATCATCCAGTAACTGGATTACAATCTCTTGTTTGTAACAAAAAGTGGCATCCGTACTTGCTTGACTATTTTAATATAGAACCATATGACGTAACTGCTACCTACAACAAAGTTGATTATGTATTATGGGCGTGGTGGAAAGAATCAAATTGGTATCAAGATTTAGTTGATGACGGATACAAACTAGTTCATGATTATCTGTGGGATCATTCTGGTACGCCAGTAACCACCAACAATGTGTTAAATTTAAAATCCCCAAATTGGATAATTGCCAATCAAAGTCTATTAAGAGATAACAATACTATAATACCTATTCCAACAAAGCCGACCAAGTTTATGTTATGTCTTATGAATGCCGAAAGAGATCATAGAACACAATTATATGATAATATAAAACAGTATCATGCATCTTCATTGATAAGCTATGCATCTCGCAATGTGTTTATTCCCGACGATATTGCATACAATAATGCCAGTGGCGAATGGCAAACCTACGTAAATCAATCTTGGTATTCTACTACACAATTTAGTTTAGTAGCAGAAACAACCATGGAAGACGACGAGTTTATAAGTGAAAAAAGTATTAAACCTTTTGCATACAAACATCCAATGATTATACTAGGGCACACCGGAATACTGGATAGATTTAAAAAATTAGGATTTGCAACATTTAGTCACAAAATAAATGAATCGTATGACACTATCCCGAGTGATGTTACAATAGAAAAGAAATTTATCGACAAATCGTATTATTACAGCTCAACATATCACGGTACATCAAGAATAACTGCGGTAACAGAAGTAGTAGCAGAGTTATATAAGTTATATAGAGAATACGCAGATTCGGGCAATAGCGTTTCATTATTTGGGGATAGTCTATCTGCAGAGATAATTGAGCACAATTTTAATCATTTATATAGTGAAACATTTATCTCAGGCATAATACAAAAAGAAATATTAGATCCTATTTTGGAGTTTATAAATACCCTATGAATGCAATCATTGGCACACATGGATTAATTGGCGGATATCTCAAAGAGACAATTCCGTATACACATGAGTTTAATTCAAGTAATATTAATCAGATTTCCGATTATAAATTTGATAAAGTGTATATAGCAGCCCCAACAGGCAACAGGCTAGTGGCCAATGCTGATGCCAATGCTGATCTTGTTAATATTCAGAATCTCGCTACTGCACTAAAAGCTACAGAAATTGGCACAGTAATATTGATCGGTACAGTAGATAGTATCTTGCGTCCCAATTTACCTTACGGTAAAAATAGACTATGGTTAGAGGAATTTGTTAAATCCAATTTTAATTCGTATATACCAAGATTAAGTTCATTGATACACAAGGACCTTAAAAAGAACCCGTTGTATGATCTCAAGCATAACGTGTACACCGATAAAATAAATCTAGATTATACGCTACAATGGTACGATTTAACCAACATAGAATTTGATATTAGTAACATGATCAACTCCGGCACACGAGAACAAAATTTAGTATCGGAACCAATTGCCAATAGAGAAATTGTTGATAAATTTTTCCCCAGCTTAAATTTAACATACAGTCGGGTAGAAAACATTACGCTATTGACTCCGTATTTGTACACCAAAGATCAAATCTTTAATTCAATTGAGCAGTATCTACATGTCTAAGTCTGTCTATATATGTGGTGATAGTTTTGCAGTAAGCGATCCAGAATACGGTCCTTGCTGGGTTGACATGTTATCTAACCAGTTTAACATTACTAATTTGGCCAGGGTGTGTTCGAGTAACTTATTAATTTCTATGCAGGTCGATCAAGCGATTGCAAACGACCCGGATTACATTATCTGTTTAGGTACAAGTTGTACTAGACAAGAGGTACGATTTAATAATACAATAGTATCATACTCTATTCATTCTATAGATGATACTACACAGTTTAGTATGCCACAACGGAAATTATTACGCAACTATGTGTCAGAGTTTTTTGACTTGGAAGTATCTATATACCAAAGTAAGTGTATTATTGAAAATACTTTACAAAAATTAATCAACAGCAATATTCCATTTAAATTTGATCAAGGTGGATTTGAGCATAAATCATTTGCTAATGCTGGCGCTCAATACTTTGAACAGTATCAAAATTTTATAGCCGACATTAACTTGTGGGACTATCCAGTTACAAAGACATTTAGGCCTTTTTACCACATTACAGAATTGGCAACTCATACTATGATAGCCGAATACTATACTAATCTAATAGAACGCATTAATGAATAAACCAGAAACACTATGCATGGCACCGTGGGTACACACTTACCTAAGTCCTCAGACTGAACGTCGTATGTGTTGTGCAAGTCGCGAACCAGCACAAAACTTTGAACAGTACATAGATACAAAGGCAGGCACTGGCCGATATATACCAATTACTCTGGATGAACATTGGAACAGCGACCACATGAAATCGGTACGTCAGCGTATGATGGCCGGGGAAACCTTACCCGAGTGCGAAGTATGTAATGACAAGCTATTAAACACAGACGTTTACCGTAGTTATTTTAACCAACTGTTTGGTCATAAGTACTTACAAGCTATGGAACATACTGATGTGACAGGCTACACGACAATGAAACCAGTATCGTGGGATTACAGATTTAGCAATCTTTGTAATTTTAAATGCCGCATGTGCGGTGACATGTTGTCAAGTGCTTGGGAGAGTGAGCAGAAGCAACACGGGATGATCGACTTAACAAATCCAAAAAATAATTGGATGCGTCCTGAAGTCAAGGTAGAAATTGAAAAGTTTCAAGACACCCAGGTAGAGCAAGAGTTTGCTACTGCTGTTGAGGAACACCGAGTGGAAGAGGTGTATTGGGTGGGAGGTGAGCCGCTAATGTACGAGCAACACTGGCGCTACATGAAACGGATTATAGAACTTGGAGATGGAAAAAATGTTTATGCTAGATATAACACAAATCTTAGTCACATCAATTATCGCGGTATCAATCTGTATAGGGATATTTTATCTGGGCTACGTGACTGGCAAATCTGTGCAAGCATCGATGGTACAGGCAGAATTGGAGAGTATATTAGATCAGGTCTTGATTTTACTTCATGGCTTGAGAACATCCGCGAAGGACTTGCATACAGCACTCACCGCCGCCAGGTCCGTTTGGACTTCACTCTTACTACACCAGGACTCTTTGAAGTACAAAAGATACAAGAACTCGCGCAAGAACTCGGAGTAGATGTTTTAGCAAAAGTGGTGTTCTCGTTTAGTCCGGACATCATTATGTCACCGCTGGCACTACCTAGGGACGTATTACATCCTTGGGTAGACGAAATCTTGCACACCATTGATAAAGGTGCTCTACACGACATACTTGTTCAACTTAAAACAAGACCCACTTTTGCCGAACACTGGCCCAACGAATACCAAGCAGGACTCAAAAAGGGCAAAGCCCGTGTATTAGAACTTGAAAAAATTCGAAAAGATGTGTATACTTTTAGAGATATAATGTCTGAAAGACCCGAAGCACTTGAATGGTATGACTCAATTAATTGATCAAATAACAATGATATTAAAGGATGATCGCTCGGGCGATTTACTACCTGTATATATCAACGTCCACAACAACAGTCTAAGTCGTAAATGGCTTACTGCACTAAACGAACTAATTAAAAATAACTATCATCTAGAAAAGAATTATTGCTTTTTAGGATTTACTGAAAGTACTCGCAACGCAGGGTATATAATGAATCAAGTAAACCATAGTATATCTGCTATTAATCTAGCTGGGCTTGGCTATCAAATCGATGATTACTTTAGTGTGGACAATACTATTGTTCCTGGGGAGATCACTGAGGAATCCTTGGGCGGAACACTAGTACATGACAAGTTAAACCGGTTACATAGATATTTTGAAGATCTACAAGGTGTTAGTGGAAGTATGTCTCCTTTTTACGATAAAGCAGATAACACTATACGTTGGCATATACGTCAACTAAACTTATTATGCCACGAATACGAAAGTCTTGTGCTTAGTATGCGTAAGGCAGTACACGCACCCGAATGGCGCAGGCCTAGTCAACTAATGTGTTGGTTACACGCACCACGTTTTGTGCTCGACGAAGAAGATTACGAACTATTTGGTATAGATACAATCAATAGACCATTAGGCGGTGTGTTTGTTGGGGTAAACAAAGCGGTAGGAAAACATCATTATGAAGTATTCCAAGACGAAGGTAGAGATAGTCGCATAGGTGAACTTACAACCACTACCTTACGTGGGCAGACAGAAGCTGCTGGAGACTTTGATATAGAATGGGCAAACAATCCCGGTGAATACCATTGGCAACAAACAAAACTAACAGAATTTAAAGAATGGTTAATTGCAAATAAATTTGATCCCGATGATAAAACATTAACCATTGGTCATCCGCAGGTTGGGCAAGTAGACTTAGCACGTAGCTTTAATTCTGCCGACTACCGAGATATATGGGCATTGCTGGGCAATCACTTAAACGTGTACAGCATTGAAACTAGCGATAGTAAAGCAACGTATAACTATAACTGGTCAGACAAAAATTACACAGATCAACAAGTTAAAATAATTTACAAAAACAGATGATTATAGTAGGCGCCGGGGATAGCTTTATATTCGGTAGTGAATTAACAGATTCACCCGACGGCAGACAAACAAGCTACAGTCGCAATACCTTTACTGCCTTGTTAGCTGAAGATAACGAATACGTATGTGTTGCATATCCCGGGATGAGTAATAAGGGTATTGTTGAATCGGTTAAGGGTTATTGTGATAACGTGAGAGAACATTACCCTTTGTTACTAGGAGAGTTATTTGTTATTGTATGCTGGACTTGGCCTAGTCGTGATAACAAGATTGATGCCATAGACGAAATCTTTGGGTTACAGTTTTATCTGCAGAAGCATGGCATACCGTTTATGTTTACTTGTGCAGATAACTGTGCGTACCCAACACTATTAGACAAAGTAACTAATTCAGATTTTGAACATTGGTTTATGTTTCCGGCTGGTATTATGCCGCACGAAACTATGGATCCAAGAGGTTTTTACCAGTGGGCAGTAGAGAATAAATACGATGTAGGTCCGCAAGATCACCCCTTAGAACAAGCACATATAGACGCATCCAAATTGATGCAGGAGAAATTCAATGAATTGGTTAAAAAGCATATACAACAGAATTAAGTTAGAAATAAGCTATCGCAAGAAATTAAAAGAGTTGCGTAAAAGAGATCCTTTTATCTACAAATGATCTTAACAGTAGGCGATAGTTTTACATATGGTGAAGAACTGACTAACAGAACTTTGGATGCATGGCCGTATGTATTGTCTCGATTATTAAGCAATGAAGTATTAAACTTAGGTAAAGGTGCTGGTAGTAATCAATATATAGTTCGCACAGTAATCGAAGAAACTGCTAAACAAAAGTTTGATTTAGTTATCATTGGGTGGAGCGATACTAGCAGAATTGAAACGTGGACTAACGGTATGCCTATTTGTATTAATCACAATGGCCGTCGCGGTATACCGTGGGTACCAGCATATTACAAGTACAGCTATGATGAAAAGTTTAGTTTTCGCACATGGTTTACGCAGGTATTAGTATTACAACAATATCTAATTAGTATCAATCAACCGTATTTATTTGTAAATGTTGCAGGATTGCAAGGTCACTTTGAATTATACAAAGATGATTTTTTGTTCTTGTGGGACAAATATAAAGTTGAAAATTATGTAGGTTGGCCAATTAATGGCATGTTAGAGTTTCAGGGCGATTGTCCCAAAGGTCCAGGCGGTCATCCTCTAGAATTAGGACACGAACGAATAGCAGAAAAAATCAATGAACATATTAGGAATCTCGGCTGGCTTCCATGATGCTGCCGCTACAGTATTAAACAATCAAGGTGAAATCTTATTTGCTGGGCATTCAGAACGCTACAGCAGAATCAAGAACGATCCCAACATTGACACAGGACTTATTGTAGATATCCGCGGCTACTGTAGTTATAACGATATTGAATCGATTGCCTACTACGAAACTCCCTGGAAGAAACAACTACGACAATTATACAGCGGGCAAGGCTTTGAATGGAATAAACTAAGTGCTCGTCGGATTGTGCAGGATCAACTACACTCAATGCTAACACACAAGGTTCCTGTTATTACTTGCAATCATCATTTAAGTCACGCGGCCGCAGGATTCCAAACAAGCCCATTTGATCGTGCTACAGTGGTTGTTATTGATGCTATAGGTGAATGGGACACTATCAGTATTATTGGTGCAGAGTATGTTGATGGTCGTGCAACATATAAAGTGTTGTGGAAGCAAAAATATCCGCATAGCATTGGGCTATTTTATAGTGCAATGACACAAGAAGCAGGACTAAAGCCCAACGAAGATGAATACATCTTAATGGGCATGAGCGCATATGGTAGTCGGGTAGCAAGCGCCTGGATGAAGATGCGGTTAGTGGCCGATGAGAATGAAGTGATATTCAGAGAAAACTTACATACCGGATCCAATTACGAGTGGGGCAGACATTTTGACGACAAAGACGTTGCCAGTTCTGCACAGGATTTATGTGAGAATTTGATATATAATGTAATGCGTCGTGCAAAGGATTTTAACTGGAGCACGAACTTGTGTTACATGGGCGGTGTTGCCCTTAACTGTTTAGCTAATAGAAACCTCGGTGAGTATTTTGAAAAAATTTGGATCATGCCTAATCCTGGCGATGCTGGTAGTAGCCTTGGTGCAGCCGCGCTTGCTTACGGCGGACGAGTTGAGTTTAAAGACGCATTTCTTGGTACAGACATTAGCGGACCGTACCCTGTCAATGCCGTCCTTGATAGTTTACTCAGCGATAAAATCACTGGAGTTGCTTCCGGAAGAGCAGAATTTGGACCCAGAGCTCTCGGCAACCGAAGTCTCCTTGCCGACCCAAGAGGACCCGATATAAAGGATCGAGTAAATGCAATTAAAAAACGACAAGAATTTAGACCTTTCGCCCCAATTATTTTGGAGGAGCATGTTAATGATTATTTTAATATGCCTCGTAGCTTCGTTAATACTAGGTATATGCAAGTCATCGGTACTTGTCGGTATCCTGACTTATTTCCTGCTATCGTTCATTATGATGGGACTAGTCGTATACAGACAGTACCAAAAGATGGTTCGGGAATCCGCGAACTACTAGAAAAGTGGTATGTGGTAACAGGCTGTCCTATGTTACTTAACACTAGCTTAAACATCAAAGGCGAGCCATTAGTAAACACCCGTGCAGATGCTGAAGCATTTGAAAAACATTATGGAGTAAGAGTACATTCCTAAATGTTAGGTTAATGGCATAAATGTTAGGTTAATGGCACAGAATGATAAATATCTATGCAGGAGAAAAGATATGGACTCATTCGTTTATAAATGGACAAATAAAACATTAAACAAGATTTACGTAGGATTTCACAAAGGGACAGAGACCGATGGATATGTATGTTCCTCTGCGTCGAACAAATTTTGGGAAGATTTTAATAACCCCGAATATATTTGGCAGAGAGAAATATTATATAAAGGTACTATGAAAGAATGCCAGGAATACGAAAGTTCTCTATTAGATAAGTTAGATATTACGTCAGAGGATATTTATAACCAGAGAAATAATATAATGTTTAATTTAGACGATGAAGTAAGAACTAAATTAAGCAAATCTGCTAAAAAAAGAAATCAAAACCCAGAATATATCAAAAAATTGAGAGACGCATCGGTTGCCCTATGGAAAGACCCTGCACATAGAAAAAGAATAACCGAAACGCACACAGGGAAAACCGTAAGCGCAGAGACCAAAGAAAAAATACGACAAGCCCGTACAAAGCAAATTATTACTAAAGAATCTCGGGAAAAATCTGCAAATACTATTAAATCAAAATCTAACGTAGTATGCCCGCATTGTAAAACAGAAGGCAGATACCCGGGGAGTATGAAAAAACATCATTTTGATAATTGTAAGGAGAAATTATGAGTTTTGATTGGAAGGCACCAACAACTATGCTACTCGGGAGGTGGCAACCATGGCATGCAGGCCATCGTGCGCTATTTGATCGTGCCGTTGCTAAAACTGGACAAGTGTGTATTATGATTCGAGACTGTGAAGGATGGAATGACAGTAATCCTTTTAAAAAAGAAGAAGTAGAAAACTTTATACACGCAAACTTAAAGGAAAAATATGACGGACAGTATTGCATTTTATTTGTTCCTAACATTACAAATATCACTTATGGTCGTAATGTTGGTTATAAAATTGAAAACGAAGTATTCGACGAAGATACCCACGCAATCTCAGCAACCGATATTAGAAAGTCGATGGGCCTCAAATGACAAAAAAAATACTTGTGATGGGACTACCGGGCTCTGGTAAAACTACACTGAGTCAAGAACTAGTTAAGAAGTTGATGCTTAACCACACAGTTGCGTGGTTTAATGCAGATACAGTACGTGAACAATTTAACGACTGGGACTTTAGTGTAGAAGGAAGAACACGACAAGTTGAGCGTATGAGTAAGTTAGCAGATGAATCCAATGCAGACTTTGCTATATGTGACTTTGTGTGCCCTACAGAAGAACTGAGAAAAATATTTAAAGCAGATATTTTAATCTGGATGGACACAATTGAAGCAGGTCGATTTGAAGATACCAACAAGGTATTTGTTAAACCTACTAGTGCTACTTACCACGTAACTGATTGGTCTGATAAATGGGTTCGAGCAATTGCCGCAGACTTAACACAAGCACCTAGTGATAGCAATTTACGCAGTATAGTAAAAGCCATAAGTTGGCGTACTCTTGGAACGTTTGATACCTTTGTGCTTAGTTGGTTAATTACTGGCGAAGTTAAACTGGCTGTGGCCATTGGCGGAACGGAAGTATTTACCAAGATGTTCTTGTACTGGGCCCACGAGCGTGTATGGAATAAAATTAAATTTGGAAAAACTACCTAAGATATTCAGGCATAGCATTTTTAAGATTAGTAACTAGTTCGTTCCAACAGTCATCTAAGAATTCGTTACTATAAAATCTATTATAATTGTGATCTAGTACTTCTTGCATATCAATTAACATGTCCTGCAATTCTTCTAAGCTATATGCACAGATCTTATTCATAGTATTACCAATTGCAGTCATGCGCTCAATGGGATCTTCTATATCGTCATAACTTTCGTCGATCCACTTATCAAATGTTTTAAATCCATACTCACGTAGGTATTTTAAATTATGTGCAGGCCCTACTAATACAAAAGGCATTTTACTTATAATAGGTTTAAATATTTTTTCTGTTAGATGGTGTTTACTTTCCCAGTAGCAGGTTTCAGTTACCAAGTAGCAAAAACTTTCTTGGGTTTCTTTTACTGCACTTAATACAAAACTATGATTTGGAATAAATGCTTGGTCTTGATAATCGATGCGTAATGGCAATGATATATTTGCAATATTTGCTTCTGCTTCTGTAGCAAGTTCGGCCGTAATTAACTTGTTGGTAACTGCCAGTGCTAAGTTTTCTTGATATGTGCCACCATCGGGACATACATCATTATAACTAACGTAACCTTGATCTAGTAGATCTCGTTTGCATAGTTCGTTAATCAGTATAGTACGATATACTCGTGTGCTACTGGTTAACCGATTAAACGAAATATATTTTTTGGTTAATTTACGGTCTGCCGGCGCTACCAAGTCGGCACAATAGCGATACCCGCGGAACCAATCGTGTGCAGCAAATGCATGATGGAAGTAGTAGGCAGTTTCCCATTTGTATTTTTCTTTAAGTTTATCTAATGGTACACTATTTTTTTCGGTCGTAACAAGAACAAATGGGCCGGCATAGTTGTTTTGGATATAATCAAACAAGCCGTGATTATATTCACCATAAATTGGTTCTTGGTCGTAGAAGATAAACATTGGGTTATTGTATACTGTTTGAGCAGGATCAAATGGGTCAAACGATGGGTGAACATCGTCGGATATGCGCTCTACATTCTCTGGTTGAGTTGAACCATAAGGTGTTAGGTAAATTAGCCGTCGATATGCTACAATGTTTTTTAATTGCAGGAAAATGTTTTCGTAATGACTATGGATATTATACATGTTTGATGTTTTTTATTGTGGACCAAAACCGGGCTTGTTTGCTTTTGAACAACCTGCGACTAGCCTTGAGGATGCGGCCAGTAAGAGTAGAACAACATACTACTGGTATATTTATGGACTCAATGATTACACAGGATTTGATTTTGATTATGTTCCTGTTCCGTGGCAAAGTCAATTTATTCATGTATGGCCCAATCAGTATCAACCCAACGGAGAAGTGTACCTAGCGCAAAAGACCAACAGTGGCGAGTTCCATTTCCATAGTGAACAAGGTGTGCATAGACTGCCGGACCCTACCTACTGGAATATTCCCAACACCGTGGATCCCGCAAGCATTGATTGGCGTTGGTGCCCGGACCCAGCAGATCCTCCTTACAATTATGTGTTTGGTAACCAATGGCATCCTGGCACAATAGATCCTACTGCTACGTATTGTATTCCTGGCGCTACAGAATCTAAGTTCGTGCATGACTTTGTTGTAACTGTTAAGCCCAACATGGAACGATGGGAAATCCTAGACGATATCACTGGATTTGATTATAGTTGGAAACCAGATCCTACAGAGCCTCCTTACATTTATGTATTTGGTAATCAATGGCTAACTCCTGAACAACGTCCTGCACTACAATATCGGGTAGCTGGAGCCACACAATACAAATACCTAGATGAACCTAAAGCAACACGCATGGACCATCCTGGTAAGTTTAAGACACATTATCTCTGTGAGTTCGATTACTCGTGGGAGCCTGATCCCGGAAGCCCTCCTTACAATTATGTGTTTGGTAACCAGTGGTATCCTGGCGAAGTTATGCCCACGGTAGAATATCCCATGATAGGTGCAACAGAAACCAAGTTCATGGATATACCTGCTAGGCTATTAGAGAAACATGATAATCACTGGCATACACTAGTAGATTGTGAGTTTGATTATAGTTGGCTACCAGATCCGGGCGATACACCTTACATATATGTGTTTGGTAACCAGTGGTACCCTGCAGAAGTAATGCCCACAGTAGAATATACTGTACCCGGGGCAACTGAACGCAAGTACATGGATGTAAATCCTGCTCGGCTAATAGCAGATATGTCTCTATGGACCGTCCCCGAGGAAATTGATCAAACTAATATAGACTTTACATGGTGTCCGCATCCTAACGATGAACCCTACATACATCACTTTGGGTCAGACTATCAGATTAGTACCGGACTCATGTATACAGTCCCTGGTGCAACAGAGCCCAAGTTTGAAAGCGAGCCTCCTAAATTAGAAAAAGAAAAGACTGCGGTTACTGCGCTAGATATCTTCTTTATAGATAAGAATAACGCTACAGCACAGACCAGATTCGAACTGTTAAAACAGAAGTATCCTAAAATACACAAGGTACGTTATGCCAACAACATAATGGATACTATCAGTCGTTGTGTTACCCGTGCAAAGACCAATAAGTTCTGGATCGTAAGTAGTGAATATAACTACACCAACTTTGATTTTGCATGGCATGCAGAACCCTGGCAAACCTACATGACTCATGTATTTCCAAGCCAACATCAGAAGTGGTCCGATACATTCTTAATAAACAAATTTGAATTTAACAGACATACCAAGTGGGCAACTACCTTAGAACAATTTCCTAACTTGAACTTTGTAACAGATCAAACTGTAAGCAAGCCGGATAACCTGCATAATATCTATTATGTTGATCACGGTAATCCTACTAGCCGTCACCAATATGAATACTTACGCACTCAGCACCCTGATATTGTCATGACACGTTTCGTAGACAATTATCTAGATACGTTTAAGCGTATTATGACAACAGCGGAAACGGAATACGTGTGGATTGTTAACAGCGTATGCGATTACACCCAATTTGATTTTACATGGCAACCTGAGCCTTGGCAAAAAGAAATGATTCATGTATTCCCTAGCGGTATGGAAGATCGTGGAGACACATTCTATATACACGTAGAATCATTTAAGAAACAAATGATTGAATTAGACCTACTAGATTGGTTTAATGTTATCAATTATTGTCATGACCAAGTGGTGGAACGATTTGATGCACCTGTGCATTATTACGACACAGACGATCTTGTAACCGAAATTAAAAACTACAAGTTTGAAACTCCCTATGTGACATTTACAAACCAAAAAGATATACAGATAGTAATTGCACCCTGCTTATGGACCAAGAAAGACCGCGTAGTTCAGCGGTTATCGCGTGCCGGAGCTACCTGTGTAGTACCAAGAGATATCAAGGCTGATTTGAAGACGCAAATCTACGATTACCCCTTCATTAGTGACAAGAAACCTATACTAAACGACTACTTTGGCAGCCGCAAAGTTGGTGGCCTAGACATAGTATACATTAGTAACGGCGAACCAGATGAAGAACGTTGGTACGATCATTTATGCTATCAAAGTAACCATTGGGCAAAATGGGTACGTGGTGTTAATGGGCGTACAGCCGCTTATCAAGAAGCTGCACGTCAAAGTTCAACACCCTGGTTCTTTGCGGTGTTTGCCAAGTTGGAAGTTTTGGGTAATCAATTCCCCTGGTACGACTGGACTCCAGATTACTTCCAAGAGCCCAAACATTATATCTTCAACAGTCGTAACCCTGTAAATGGATTAGAGTATGGGCATCAGGGAGTAATTTGTTATAACAAGCGACTAGTGCTAGAAAACAATAACCCGGGCATTGACTTTACACTAAGTCAACCACACGAATCAGTTCCTATCCTAAGTGGCATAGCACACTATAATCAAAGTGAGTGGATGACATGGCGTACTGCGTTCCGCGAAGTAGTTAAGTTAAAACACTTTATGGCAACTGACCCTACCGTAGAAACAGAACATCGTTTACGTGTATGGTCAGATGAGAATTATCTTAAACATGCAGAATTTGCTGAGTGGAGTGTGCGTGGCGCACTAGATGCTATTGCTTACTATGATGAAGTTGGTGGAGACTACGAGCGGTTAAAACTGAGTTTCGAATGGGCCTGGTTGGAACAACGTTTTAATTCAAGTAAGCGGTAATACTGTCAACTACATGTTCTACTTCGTAGTTGGTCATTTCGGGATAGATCGGAAGGCTTAATGCTTCTTGTGCGTGAGCACTACTACCACGCATTAAATCTCGTGCGTAATCAATATAATCCCACCCCACTGGATGTTCAAATAAAGGTTGCTCGTAATGTATCTTAGTTTCGATACCTTTACTAGCTAAGTAACCTTGCATTTGACTACGATTGCCTGTACGCATAACAAATTTGTGCCAGGCATGTTCTACATCTTGATTAGGCAACATAACATCTACCCAATCAGTTAAGTGTTCTGCATAGTAATCGGCAATTTCTGCACGACGGCGTTGCCATGTATCAAAGTATTTTAACTTAACTAACATTTGAGCACAATCAGATTCTGACATCTTGCTGTTGGTTCCAGCAAAGTCGTGACCTGCAATCTTACCATTATCACGTAACGATAAACATGCTTGATAGATATCGTAATTGTCGGTTAATATCATGCCGCCTGATCCGTAATTGGGTAAGTTCTTTGTAGGATCAAAACTAAGCACACTAACATCGCCTAGTTTACCACTAGGGATACCGTTATATGTAGCACCAAAAGATTGTGCCGCATCTTCAATAATCATAACATCTTCATTAAAGAACTTGGTTACGTTTAGTAATCGATCGTAATCTAATACATTACCAAATATATTAACGTACATAACAGTATCAACATTGCCATCTAATGCATAATCGATACTGTCAATATCTAATAGGGCATTGTGATCTACATCACAGTATACAGGTTTATTGCCAGCCATTAGTACAGAGTTAAGTGTAGCAATAAAACTAATACCCGGAATCATTATGTTTTCAAAGTTTTCGCTACGTGATGTAGCCATTTGGGCAAACACAAGAGCTTGTGTCCCGGAGTTAACTGCTACTGCATATTGACGCATACAACGTTGAGCTATATGTCGTTCAAACATCTGGGTATAAGGACCATCTAACACATGTCCGCTTAGATATACACGATCACTGGCATCAAGGATCTCGTCTTTAAGTTCCTTGTATTGTCTTGCTATGCCAATGAATGGGATATCGTAACTCATTTTAATTTATCTTGCCAAAACTCGCTGTCACTAAACCAACGATGATATCGTACAAAGCCTTCTTCTACATCAACCACAGGATCAAAATTGAAATCTCTACGTGCTCGATCGATATTTAATGCACCACGTGAAGGAAAGTCTGCATCTTTATCCCTGCACTCTATACTACCTTTACCTACAATACCGATAGCAAGCTCTGCGGCTTCTAGTAACGTGGTACTATGACTCTTTGTGATATTATAAGTGCTATTAACAGAATTGGGACTTAGCGTGGCCTGCATAATGCCCCGGGCTGCATCTTCTACATAAGTAAAGTCTAAGGTTTCGTTTGCACCATTGACTTTAAGAGTTTGTCCTCGCATAGCACTAAGCATAAACTTACTAACTACACGATCTTCAACATCATATTCTCCGTAGACAGCACTGGGACGAATAATGACATGGTCAAAACACCCACGACGAGTATAATCTCGAACAAGGTCTTCGCCCATTAGTTTCATAATGCCGTATTGCCCTTGCGGACGACATATAGCATCTTCCACTACATCGTTTTTAAAATCTCCGTAGACCATTGAACTTGAAATATAAACAAACTTTGGAATACAATGACGATTGCATACTTCCAATAGATTAACTAAACCAGTGCCCATAACTTCTGCACCCCATACTGGATTAGCACTAACTACTTTTTGTCTGGGAAAACTTGCTAAGTGAATAACTGCATCGCAACCAAATGCAAAATTACTAAAGAATGCTTGTACGCGATCGTGTTCTCGTAAATCAATATGATGTGTATTGCCGTGAATACGGTCTCTGCGGGCACGATACAAATAGGTTAATTCATCCTTGGGGATAAATCCGTAATCGGTTACGCTGTCTATTAGAAAACATTCGTGACCTTCTTGTTCTAACTGACGTACTACATTATGGCCAATAAAGCCACTACCGCCTGTTATGATAAACTTCATACTACTCCTTGGTTAATACTTAAACTGCCATGTCGGCTTTGATTGATGCGTGACTAGTGTATCCATCTAACTGAATATCTGCCATGGTAAACTTGGTGATGTCTGTAATGTCCGGATTCAATAGAAGTTGTGGAGCAGGTAATGGTTCACGATCCAGTTGTTCTTTAACCTGCTCTACATGGTTTAGGTATATGTGTGCATCACCGAGCACGTGAACGAACTCCCCCACCTCCAAGTTGCACACCTGAGCTATTAGATGCGTGAGCAATGAATAACTAGCGATATTGAAGGGTACACCTAAAAACATGTCACAACTTCTTTGGTAAAGCTGGCAGGACAGTTTATTATCCTTACCAACGTAAAACTGTGCAAGAACATGACATGGGGGCAGGGCCATTTGGTCTAACTCACCAGGGTTCCATGCAGATATGATATGTCTTCGTCCATGTGGATCTTGCTTGATCCCATTGATCAGATTCATTAGTTGATCAACTTCTTTAAAATGTGTACTACCCTTACGATTGAACCAGGTACCAGCGTCGTTCTTAAATGTTTCTTGTTTGTGTTCTACGGGAGTACGCCAGTGACGCCATTGTACTCCGTATACACGACCCAAGTCACCTTCATAGTTGGCCTTGGGTTTCCAGTAACTGGCTAGTGCGTTAGGAGTCCAAATAGTAGTCTTACCATCTGCTGTGCCATATGTAATTTCTGCTAGACGACGTTCACTACCAGATCCTTCAATCATCCATAGTAACTCGCCTACACAGGCTTTCCATGCTAATCGTTTAGTGGTTACTGCTGGGAATGATTCGGATAAGTTGTAGCGTTGTTGCATGCCAAACATGCTGATGGTGCCTACACCGGTGCGATCGTCTCGTTGTTGACCATGTTCAAGGACTTGTTTTAATGCGTTTAAATAATGGTTCATAGACTGTGAATGTTGATTGGAAATCTTTACTTACCGAAGCTTTAGTGGGACTAAATCCTGTTAGGAATTCTTTTACGTATATCCTAGTATCTACTTTATACGATCCCTTGACGTGTGTCAAATATATCCGATCCAAAAGTGAATGTGCTTCTTGTAATAGTTCTGCACCACCAATAACAAATATATTTTGTCCAGTATGCTGACGTTCGATTGCCAATAAATTCTCTTTGATATCGCCACTAAAGGGCATAGCATAAGTTACTGGTCTATGTGTAGCAACGTATACAGTTCTGTTTGGTAATGGCTTGGGCATCTTAGGATCATCCCAAGTCTTGCGCCCGCACACCACTACATGACCTGTAGTTAGGTTTTTAAAATGTTGTAAATCTTCAGTGTTATGAGGCCAAGGCAAGGTGCCGTTAAACCCCATACCACCGTTAAAGTCAACGGCAAATATGGCATTAATCATAAGTGTTGTATTTCTATATAGTAAATTTTTCTTCTGTTGTCGTTTTCGTTGTAATAATCACGACTTCTAAAAGAATCTGTAATTTTTAAACCTGTATTATCAATAAGTGTACTAAATGACTCAACAGTTGACCCCTTGGCATTTTCTTGCAGTAGGATAATTCCGTTTGGCGATAAATGTGACTTAATATTATTAAAAAATTCTTTGTGCGCTTGCCAATCAAGGTCGGTGCATATCCTGTTGTAATTATCTTCCTCCGATACAATAGATGCATAATGCGGAGGATTGGCTACTACAAGATCAAACATTTCTGTATCGGGCAATAATGAAACTCTATCAATATGATACGTAGAAATGTCGTTTCTACAGGTTGCTTTAGTTTTGTTAGCATATTCTATAGCCGGTAGGTATAAATCTGACAAGCATAAGCTATTACATAGTTCATGATCTAGAATACTAAATCCTATGAACCCAGGGCCAGAACACCATTCATAACACTTATTAAATGTTCTGTTAGAATAGCGTTCTTTTATAACTGTGATATAATCTTGACCAAATTCCGTACCACCACCATCTAACTCTTTTTTGTATAAAATTTTTATATTGAGTTTTCCGCCAGGGGAAATAAATTCCAACATATTATAAATTCTTTAAGAGTTCGTCGGTGAAAGGTTGAATTACTTTTGATACTGCATCCACACTAATATGAAAGTCAACGTCTGTAATGACATCATCGAGTGCGTCTAGTTTTGCGTTAATTAGTTTTTCTATCAGACCTGGATCTTCGCCGTCGGCTAACATTTGTTCAATGTCAACATCAACACTAGTTCCGTCTGTGAGATTAACTGTGATATATCGCAATACTCCAATGGGGACTTGCTCTTTAGAAACTTCCTTGAGCAACTTCTCCCACTGGTCCTTCTTGTTTAAATTAAGCCGCTTGCTTTTTTGTCGGCGCGGCTTTTTTGGCTCTTGTTGTTTTGACATTTTTCGCTGGTGAAAGTTGTTTTGCTTCTGTTTCTAATCTTTTGGCTTCGGCTAACAACTGCTCAGCTTGTGCTTTCATTGTAGAGGCTTGTTGTAAACGGTCTGCGGCTAAATCTTCATCGGATAAAACACCTTTGATATATGCTGCAGCACTATTTGTAGCATCTACATCTAAATTAGTACGACTAACACTTGAGTTGTTTGGTGGCATACCCACTTCACGACCTTCGCGAACTTTTTTCTTACTGACCATACCAGCTTCTTTGTCGATGTCTGACAAACGCTTGATAGCCTCATCTCCTTTTTCCATTTCGTCTAGGATGTTGTTTAATTCATCTAAGCGAACAGAACTTTTCATAGTTGGAGTAATTAAGATTTGGCTAGTAGGCACTTTCTTAATAAAACCTTCTCTGTGCAATACTTCAAGAGCATTACGACCATCAGAGAAAATTGTGCGGAACAATACATCGCTAAATTCTTTAGCTTCTTGTCCAATTGGGCTTTCCAACGCTTTCATAACTTCGTCATGAATCATGCGTGGTAGTGTATCGCTATAAAGTAAAAGAGCCATATGAGTTTCATTTGGAACTTTACGCCATAACAACACAATCTTTTTACTATTGTGTTTGCCTACGTGCTTAATCATTTTGATTTTCCTTATTATGCCGCTGGAGCATCAGTTGCTGGAGCATCTGTTGCTGGAGTATCGGCTGTAGTTTCAGCAGGTGTTTCTGCTGTAGTTGGTTCAGCAGGTGTTAATGCACCGCTTACCTGTAGGAAAGTAACTAGGCGATTATATAATCCGCCTACTGCTTCCATTTCTTCTGCTTTAATTGCACCGCGTTGACTAGCAAGTTGAACTACTTGAGCAGCTAATAGCAAGTCTTGTAATTGTAATTGTACTGCTGGTGCGTCTGTTGTTGCTTCTGGTGTTGCTGTTGTTTGGTCTGACATAGTATCTCCATTGTATTAACTATACAGTTATTTACTACCAATGGAGATACCGGAAAATATTTTCTTACCGTTTAGAAATCGTAATCGTGCTTGTTAATTTGATCCAAGATAAGTGCAAACATACTAGCTTCACCCGGGATTTCAAATGCAGCACATTTACGAAAAATCACGTGATCATTGCTGTCCTTGCTGTACCAATCCCCTACCCAAAAACGTCCAGATAAGTTGGTCCAAATCCAATCAGTAATATGCTTGTCTGTTGAGCGGATATCAAACTCAACTCGAACAAAATGTGGAGGGCAATGTTCGAGCTCGCGGAGCCCGAACACCACCAAGGGATTGGCTTCCTTATACTTCAGCATCAGTATCGTGAATGTTACCACGCTTCTTAGGCGCTTGATGCTCACCCTTTTCGTTTACAATACCGGTAATAGCACCGTGCTTACGCTTTTCGATGGTAGGATCTTCGTGTAAAATATCTAGTCCCTGCTGTATTCCTTCTTCAGATGATTCTACAATAGTAGCTTTATAAGCGCCTTGATCAACTTCAGGAATAACAATGCGATCTTTGAGTAATGCCTCGGCGTCGCGAATAAACACTTCAGTAACATTGAACTGTTTAGTGTATTGTGAAATCTCTACAGCTCTCATTAGGTCATCTAAACAGTTTTCTATATCAAGCATACGAACCTGCAGGTCCAGTGCTAACTGACGTGCTTCTTTGGGTTTTAAATCTTTAGGGTTTTTAAATTCCATTATTGTCCTTAAATTTTATGGTCGAGTATAAATTCAAACGGGGTCATAGTTACCCACCCTAATTCTTTCTTTTCGCGAGCATAGTACATAGTAAGCCAAACCCATGCTCCGCTAGTTACTTGCGTGGGAATCCATGCATAATATCGGTTATACAAAATTCCATTATTACTTCTAAATGATGTTTCCATTATTCCTCTGTCCAATCTGTGTAAACAAGTTTATAAGTGCCAAGTAAGCCAAACATCCAAGTACCAGTCTTAACCATTTTTAGTTGACGACTTCTTACTGTTGGTTTCCAAGTATTAAAATTATAACGCACTTTTAGAAATTCGTCATCCGGGAAATTGGGCAACGGTTTCATCTCTTTAAGGTTTCCCACATATAAGTAGGATCATCTTTTGGTACAGTTGCTACAGCTTCAATGAAACCGTGTTGTATCGCCCAATTGATATCGTTAGCAATATTACCTGGGCAATCTCGATTGATCTGAATACCGGCACGGTTGGCTAAACTATAAGGTCCATTTAGTTGAAAACTTGGATCACCTCGACGTAGGGTAACCCACGGACTTTCGCTAGCAGTAAAATTTATGGACATAGTTTTACAATCTCTTCGGCGCTACGACCAGACTTGGCTAACTCTAATCTGCATTCTTTAGAACTTTTCATTGCTAGTCCGCCGGCCACAATCATAGAAACAATAACAAAGCCTATGCCCAAGAATAACCATTTTTCAAACTGTGTAATCATTTTTAATCCTCATCTATTAGTTTAAGAATATGGATAACCAAAGTACATAGTATAAAAGCAATAGCTACTATACAAAGTGCTTCGGTTAACCAAGTTCCTATCACTTGTCTGCATCCTCGTAGTGAGCCCAAACACCAAACTCTGGTTCTGCTGACTTGTTACCTTTGATAATCCAAACAGTATCACAGTACAGTTCTACCTCTGCAGGACTCCAACCGTAAAAGCAAAAGTCAGTAAACATGATCAGTTTCTTAGGTTCAATGTCGTTTTCACGCAGGTAGTTCCAAACACAATGTGGATCTGTACCACCACCACCACCTGGTTCAAAACTGCTGATATCTTCTAAGTTGTCTGATGTAAATGTAGCTACATTGCCGACTTCGGTATCCCAACCCATTACTGTGATCTTGTACTCATCGTAGGCTTCCATGATACCTTTGATTTCACTCAAGAAGATCTTTAGGTCTTGGTCTGTAATTGATCCAGAAGTATCAATACCGATGACAACATCAATCTGTTCGCCCGGTTTCATGCCTGGCATAACTGCATCCATATGCCAGCTACGACGTGAAGGACGTGCCCAAGTAAAGTCTGATTTAACTGTAGATTCGATCTGTTGTTGTAACAGTTCACGCCAATCCATTACAGGCTCAATCAAGTCCTTGATCATGCGCTTGACACCGCCTGGTACATTACCTGCACCTACGCTGGTTGCTGCGGCTAAGACAGCTTCTTTGATCTCGTCACGGATTTCCTTCTTTTCAGCTTCTGTGAGCTTAGGACGTCCGTTGCCTTGACCAGATTTGTCGCTTTCAGTACCGTCACCTTCTCCATCTTCTTCTCCGGTACCGTCCAAGTGCTCATCTAGTAATTGCTTGAGCAACTGATCAACGTTGATTTTGTCTGCATTGGCATACAAGTCATCGTAAACTTCTTCGGCGCACATACCTTTGTATTTAGAATCGTATAAGGCAACAGGAATCTTGTCACCAACACGTTGTTCTACCAAGTCCCAATTTACACAATAGTCATCGGCAATGTTCCATAACTTAGGATCGCGATTGCCACGACGTCCCATATGGTCATAAACAGCGTGTAACACTTCGTGGCCTACCAAGAACTCCAACTGCTTCAGCGGAAGCGAATTAACGAATTCTGAGTTGTAATAAAACCTACGTCCGTCTGTTGCGGCAGTAGGACACCATTCGTCAGCATTGATCAAGTTCATGCGGGTAGCAAGGTTACCAAAGAACGGCTGACGTAACAGCAAGCCGATACGTGCAGTGATCAATTTTTCACGGGCACTAGCATCTACCTTGGGATCTGTTACTGTTTTAACTTTGCTTTTTTCTGCTAATGTAGTCATTAAATGCTCCTAAATTTTTACTATACAACTATTATACATTAAACTGATTTGTTGGTCTGTAGTCTAAAAACAACGGTTTAAACTCGACTAAATGGTTTGTATTTGGCACCGTTATTGTGAGTAATTGAAGTTTCATCACCGTACTCATACATGGTTTTAAACGCTTCAATCCATGCACTAAAAATATTAACCTTCATTTTGTAAGTAGGATTAGTCTTTTTAGATTGTGCAATATACCAGCGTAAAAAGTCTGTGCCCAATACTGCGGTGCGGGCGATATCAAACAAATTATAAGCAACGACAGCAAGGATAACTACACCAACTAAACCGACTGTAATTTCACCAATAAGTTCAAACATTTAACGCTCCTTTAATTTCACTATACATACATTATACATTTAATGGAATTAATGGGCAACCAAAATAGAACCCCATAAACAGGGGCTCTAATTAGAAATTCAGCTGGATTTTACCATGTGCAACGTCTAACATCATAGCATAGCGACACAGGCGGCTCCAGTTACGATCACCTAGTTCGTATGCGTAGATATCGATCTTATGACGTACTCCGACACCAGTTTTCAAGCTCTGGACTTCCCAGCCGTAGTAACTGTATTGGAAGTTATACGCACCTGTAGCAGTACGAATCTTAAAGCGATTATCTAATGCGGACTCGCGATTGATACCTTTGTACCGTTTATCGTCGCCGATAGTGTCTATCTTAAAACTTTTGATAATCTCCATGTTACGAGCACGTTCTTTTTGCGCTTTGATACGATCAAGTTTGCCGCCGATGCTGACAAGGTCCTTGCCTGTCAAGCCCATGAGAGTAGCATATTCAACTAAACCACGAACTTGATCCTGCTTTTCTGCAGGGAACCTTTTAAATAATAATTCTGCTTCTTCCATATTACCCCCACTTCAATAAAAATAATGCAAACTTTTTCTTGTTAGAAACACGATAATGGTATAGTTCTTTACCATCTTCCCACTCACCAAATTCATCTTTTTCAGGATGTTCCCACTTACCAGTATCTACAAGCCCGCAATCATTTTTAAGATATTTTATAATACTTTCTTCGTCTATATATCCACTATCGATCAATGGAAATGATTCAGAAATCTTTTCCCAAACCGGGAATGGCATTTTATAAATCATATTACCCCCACTTTAATGCAAATAAAATTGCATCTTCTTCATTTTTAAATAATATTCCAATTTCTCGATGAGTTACCCACCGTTGTCCTTCCTTACCAAATTTTGCACATATCCATTTACTTAACTCTTGACACTCGTCTATTGATAGTTTTCTTGCCTGCATTACAAATGGATATGAATCTAATAGGTGTTGTTTTTCTTTATTATGTCGATCATTGGCAACTTGATCCCAATTAATTGAGTTTTTTAATACAGTATCCTCAAAATCCTGTTGGATTACTGGATCATCAATTTTAACCTTAACCCAATATCCTTCGAAACCATTTTTAGATTCGGTAATTCTAACCTGTTCTTTTGACCATTGGTCACGGAAAGAAAAGAGTACAAACATAGGCGGCCTACCGTTATGTATTGCACGAATTCTATCTGTATCATTTCTTATAAATTTGTATTCCATATTACCCCCACTGCAACATAAACGCACTTAGCGTTTCATCATCTTTAAAATATAAACGCATTTCATCTTTTTCTGTATGCCAAGCCCAACGAGTCGTTGATTCCATCCGGCACTGACCTTCATTGCCAGCTGGCTTTGCACGGATTACAATCCACTTAGTTTCGCAACCTGGACCAAACACTTCGTGGCACCAATTACGCCATTCTTTAAACTTTTCTATCCTGGGTTCACTCCCGCCCATAAAATCATACTCAGTTTCTACGTGATACTTCATAATATTATAGCAAGTGTGGCGCCGATCTAACCGAGTTACCTTCACTTGTTATACCTTGCTGTAATCTCTGCTGTCGACGATGACTGATACTTTGACTCTGTTACCGATAAAGTAGGTGCAACTGTATTGCCTTGGCAAATATCTCGACCTTCAAACGATCTTGCTATTCTACAATCCTGTCCCGTCGCTCCACTTACTACATGATCCGACACAGTACGACCTGTTGATTCATTTACTCCTACGCTGGCTACACCTGCTATAAACATAGGAACGGCACAACCGTTTAGCAGTAGTGCCGTTAAAAGTAGGAAGGTCTTATATCTCACGAATGCCTCCCATTTATGATGCTAGTGAATCTTACTTACCGCCTGCAGCAATAATATACTTGCCGTAACGCTTATGGAACTCATCAAAGTTCTTCAACTTACCTGGTACTAGTGGAAGATTATAGGTTGTCAAAGCTACGCGAGCTCCCATAACAACCAACTCAGTGGTAAAATTATCCATCATAAATCTGAAGAAGTTATCTGCTTGTTCATGCCATTCGCCGATCTTTTCTTTGCCTAGTTTGGCATAGCTATCCTGCAATTCGTAGCACATACTAACAGTCAATGAGTACATTGCTGATACTTCCTTAACCTTCAACTCTTTTACTTTACCAGCTAAAATATCGCTTGGGTTAGGCATTTGTCCAGCTACCTTACGGTGTGCCATAAACTTAACACCCAAACCATCGCCTACAGTACCGGCAATCAAATCACTCAATTCTGCATCTGTAGCATCTTCATCATACAAGAACTCTGATACGAAGCTCCATGAGCGTGGTGTAGCAAAAGCACGTGAACTTGAACGTGGGTTAAAGTCCATCAAGTCTTGTTTAGCGAAGCCGATGTAACCTACAACGTCTTTATGTACACGATGCTTAACTGCCCACTCGTTCCATGAATCGTAGTCTGCACGTACTTCTAAGTGTACGAAACGATTTGCTAAAGGCATTGGCATACGGAAACTTACACCTTTATCTGATTCACGGTTACCAGCCGCAACAATTACAACATTGTCTGGCAAATGATACTTACCTAGACGACGGTTCAAAATCAACTGATACGCTGCAGCTTGAACAGCAGGTGCCGCTACGTTCATTTCGTCCAAGAACAAAGTGATAACTGGATACTCTTTGGCCATTTCGGCAGTTGGCAAGTCGATAGGCTCAGCCCAATCCATCTTACCGTTGTCTTTGTTATAAAACGGAATACCACGCAAATCTGTCGGCTCCATCTGACCTAGACGCAAGTCAATGCACAGGCCGCCTAATTCTTGAGTCAAGTCTGCTACCAATTCTGATTTACCTACGCCTGGAGGACCCCACAAGAATACTGGACGTTTTACTTTGAAAGCACGTAACAAACGGCTACGGGTTTCACTTGGGGTAACTGTACGATTTTCACTAACGCTCATTTACGACTCCTATTAAAATTTAACTACGGAATTTAACTTATTTCTTACTATACAACTATTATACAATATTGATCTTTAACGGTCAAACAATCTTTACCGCTGTTGCATCTCTGCGATCGCTATATATCTTATTACCACGATCACGAATTAAGTCAGCACTACCTTGCGGATCGTTTTCAAACATACCGCGAATATCTTCGTCTGTAAGTCCTTCTTGAACATTCATAGTATAGATTTCGTAGTGTCTTTGACTATTTGCACGAGCTCGCGTCATTAGGTAATTTACAATATGGCTAATTTTTTTTGAAGGTTCCTTGTCTTGCAGAGTTGCCCAAGTAGCTTCTTTTTCAAGATCTGTAATATTAACCACAGCCTCAAGACCATTGCAGTCCCAGGCCATGATAAACAGATTACCCTCTTGCATTTTGGTACTCTGCAAAACAGCGATCGTATTCGGCTTTACTAACTTCTACGCCATCTACCAGATAGTGTATTTCGCCTGTGTCGCGGTTGCCCCAAGTCGTTAGCTCGTAGTTCATACTTCTGCGATTTCCCAGTTATTAATACGACGCTCAACTTCGTTGTTGAGAATGTCGCGGATAACAACGTCGTTGACCCCTGGGCTTTGACAATCGTTGTAGGTATCGGCTAAGCCCATTAATTCTTGCACGGGCATGTTGCGTACCATTTCTTTGTACTCGGCAATAGTTTGACATTTTGACATCAACATCTCCTTAGTTAAAAAGTGCTGGTTTTAGGTTTGTGAGTCGCAACCACCAGCAAAAATTGACTCGCTTCGTATTCTGGGGTATCAAGGCTCCCCAGGGACCGCACGGCCCCATTACAGCCTTATCCTGCCATTACTGGGCCCAACGATGCAGGCAACGGAATGTTGAGTATTTCACAAACATCTTTGAAATTGCACTGACATTCCATACCAATGTATTCAATGTCGTCGGCTTCAAATTCTGCGTAGTTGTCGTAACCCATGTCTTCGCAGATGGCATCTGCTGTTTGGATCACATGATTTTTTCTGTTGTAAGCCATTTTGCTTCTCCTTATCTTGACAAGTTGATAATACGACCTTGGTATTCCATAAAGCTAACCTTCCAAGGAACGAACACGATCTCACCAACACGGTTACCTGTATTTTTGTAACCAACTTCAGTAAACTCTTTGCCATCAAACACATCTTTAGTAACACGGATTTTATATGCTTGGTAACCACGAGTGCTATCGTTACGATCCAATACTTCGCCTTCAACAAAGCAATCTTCTCTGTTAACCATTGGCTTGAAATCGTAAGAACGAATAATGTCTTTTACTTGTACTTGCATGGTCTGCTCCTTGTTATTCACTATAACAACAGTATAGCATTTTGGTAATTAATGGTAAACCAAAATTTTAAGTACAAAAAACCCCCTAAAAACAGGGGGTTAAGGGTGTTGTTTTTATGCTACAGATTACATTGTTGTGTAATCTTCTTTACCGCAACCACACTCTGGGCATTCAAATGTTTCTGGCAATGAATCCCATGCGCCTTCTACTGCTTCATCGTGGACATGTCCACATACGATACAAATATGCTGTTCCATTATAGTGTCTCCAATTTAGTTTGATATGCTTCTGCATGACGCTTCTCTACTCGAGCCAAGGCTGCAAAACGTTTTTCTGCTTTGGCAAGAATAGCAGTAAATTCACTTGCGTGAGCTTTGCTTTCGTCAATTTGTGTTTGTGCTTCAAGTGCAGCAACGATATTACCTTCTTCAACTGCTTCTTTAAGCATTGTTGGGTACATGTGAGTGTATTCTTCTGTTTCGCCGGCGATAGCCATTTGCAAACATTCAGCAGTGGTTGGCTTACCTACTAACAATTCTAAATGACCGTGTGCATGTAATAGTTCCTGTCCAGCGGTGTGTTCAAAATGCTTTGCAATATCTTCGTGGCCTTCTGCGCGAGCGATTTTGGCAAAATACATATACTTTGTAAATGCTTGTGACTCTCCAGCAAAGGCCGATTTTAAGTTTTCTAGTGTAATTGACATATTGTCTCCAAATTAATTAAGTTAAAACATTATATAGTATTTCTATTAATAGAACAAACTATTTTTTGCCCAAATATTCGTGGCTGTAGCATACTCGGTAAGCATCACGGACTGTAGTTGTACCACCATATCCGGCCATCTTTCTAGCAGTACCATCCTTGTTTAGATAGCTACCCACACGGCTTTTCTTGTTCATTGACGTAGGTCTCCAAAGTGGACTATTTTCGCGATGCTCGCCAAAGCTAGGGTGTGCAGTCTTGCTAAAGTAGCGTAGCCCACGACTAACATATATTTCAGCAACGGCATCACTAAATCGTGTACCTATACCCATACCCTGAAACTCTGGCAGGATCACTGTACGATGACCGCGCCAGTACGAATGAATATCTCTGTTGGTTGAATGTATGGCGGCATGAAAGCCAATTGGTTTATCACCTAACAACAAGACATAGTAGTGTGCTGACTTGCTGATAGCAGTATCTAAATAGTGATACTTACTGAAATATCTCCAATAGTCGACACTTGAGCTTTTGATGGTGAGTGCAAGTTCTGGTCGTCTCCCCAGTCGAAGAAGTGACCTCCGGTTTTCTAAGACACAGAGATCTGTGTCATAAACGTATTCAGGATCCAACCATTCAATGATATCTCTATGGCAACTGGCAATATACAATGGATCTGTTGTGCCACGTCGATCATAAAACTTGCGAATACTTAATGCAAGACTTTTAGCAGTATCGCGGTCAACTACGGAGGTAAATTCATCAACGGTATTGATTCCTTGATCTAAGCATAGGGCCATAACAAATCTGTGATGCTCACCATTGCTTAGTGTGTTGGGTGTACGGAACCAAGCAGGGATAGTACGCAGGCCGCAGGCAAGCAATAGTTCTTCTCCACGTTCAGCAGTAGAGAAATTTTCAATAACTGCGGTACGTGGATCAAATTGAATCTGATTGCTATTGCCTAATGTGTTCAAGATCGTGCTTTTACCTGAGCCGCTAGTACCTACTATGAGTACAATGCCATTAGTAGGAAGCTCGGGTATTTTAACCTTAGCTTCTTTATGATCTGTGATATCGTACTTCTTTTTAATTTCTTCTAAGTAGCTCATACAATTCCAAAAAGGTTAAAATGGTCTTGCAAGGTCCATTTGTTAATATCAATCTCTTTACCTGTGTGAGTTGTAAACTTTGTAGTAGTATCAAAGACATTGTAGCGTTTAAAGAATTGCCAATAATCGGGACTTGAACTCACTCGCTTATGTTCACGTAATAACCGATCGTTGGATTTACTAATAAAACAAGTGGGGGTATTCAGCGCCTGGGCAGTTGTTAATATACCTTGTATTAACATGTCGCGGACCTTAGCTGCAGGAATAACATGTTCAAAAATACAATTCTTTAAATCGACTCCTACTTCTGTATAATGGGCTCCAATACCGCCCTCAATTACATATCCATGATAACGACGTATCCAATGGTCCATGCTATCTCGAAGTAGTCGGCCAGTTTGTGCAGTATGTTCATTACGATTGTAACGTTCTACTAAGCGATCAAGTTCATCTACTGCAATGATCAAACTTTCTGCATGAGTGATATTGCTGCGTTTGACCTTGGCGTAGTCTGCTTTAGTAAACTTTGATAAGGATTCTTTTAACATTATTATAATTTTTGTATTATTGCCAGGTATTTTTTAATGGCAATGTAACCCCGAGTGCTTTCTTCCACTGTGCATATCCAATTACTGGTCCCGATTCAAGTGCCACTTGTTTGCCATGTTTGATAAAGGTTCCTAACTTAATCGAATTACTTGTTTGTAAATAATCAACAACGATATCTCCGGTGAGCATAAAGCAATCAATAATTTGATTTGTATGTTCATCAAATGCAATCAGATAAGTATCTCTACATTTTGATTGCAAATTGGATTCATATTGTATATCACCAAAAGATGCAGTAAACGCCGATTCCAACTTTACACATTCACTTTTTTTAACGCACTCGAGCAGTTTATTGTCTTCTTTAGTTAGATAAATTGCTCCACGTTTAGTAACAAATGAATTATCTGTATTAATTGTTCTCGACGACGTTTTGAATTCTACTTCTGTTATTTTTCCGTTTTTAATAAAAATACCATCTGCACCGCGCTTTTCTTTAAGGTAAGGTAATGCACCAATATGTGCAGCTGCTAAAATATCAAATGCTTTTGCAGATAATACAAAAGCAGATAGGTCACCTGCATGAGCATCCGCACCGTGGAATTTTTTAAGGTCAAAGGAATTATTTTTCATTTGACGCTTAATCTCTGCAGAGTTTTCTGCAATCTTACGTGTTATCTCTTTGATATTTTTCATTTAATAATTCCAATCGGTTAACTAACTGTAAATTATATATTAATGAGTATTAGGGGTCAACCGTTTGTTTCTATGTTGTCTAAATACGACACTAAATCGTTTCCGTGCAATGTCAGCATCAGTGCTTCTTCTTCTTCAAATACTATGATTTTTTGTCGTTTAAGCAAGTAGTACATGCCCTTAAACAACCGTTCGAGTTGAAGTAAATTGCGATTAGATAGTTCTTCTGAAAGTGCAAATTCATAACTTTGCATTTTAAGATTAGCTTTAACAAACTGTAGACCGGCTAAACTTAATCTGAGACTGTTTGCATCTGTGGGATTTTTCCACCAGCGCCGTTGCATGTCAGTAGTCATGCCAATAGGAATACCAGCTTGGTCTACAAATATTTTAGTAAGCTGACGTTGGGTGTAACGCTTAGGGGAAGATTTTGTCACCGGCACGTAAAAGTACTACCGAAAATTTATCGCTCTTAAACAAGGTATTGAGCTTTTTGCAAAGATTAATCGCATGTCCGCTATTTGAGAAGGATACTTTTTTATATTTCGGGCCAGGGTACGACACAAGTATATTGTGTGTCTTTAGATTGATGGGTTGGTTGTCATAGAATACTGCCCAGATGCCTTCAGAGGCTAACACCTGTTCGCTTTTATATGTTGTCTTGTTTACATGATCCAACAGCACCGTTGGTTTAGGTCGACTCATGATGTTGTTCCTTTTAACTTTTTTGTTTGTGATATCTTTAACTTAGTTTCTTCAGAGTGACTCTTACCACGCATACCAATATTAATTTGTTGAGATCTTTTGTCTTTAATTTTATCTATTGTTTCTTTAGAATGTTTCTGTCCTGTGCGGAGATTCAGTTGTTTTGCTCTTGCTTCTTTAATTTTTTGTTTTACTTCCGGAGAATGAGTATATTGTCCTTTAATTCGACCACCGCCATCAAGGCCATTTTCTATTTTTAAGTTTGCCCACGAGGCCGACTCGACAATATTGTTTTCAGAGGAAAATTTAGTAGCATACTCAACTAGCGAGTCTTCAGTTACGAACAATTGACACCAGTGTGTAGTTATATCAAATCCGTGTGCTTTTAGATGATTTAACCAGCGATTTCCTGACCCAGAATATTTAATTGGGTCTTTCCTTGTGGTTTTACCAAAATACTGTAACCCGGTGATATTATGTTGCTTAATATATAACCATGTGGGTTTGAATGCTGACATTTTAACTATCCTTGATATACAGTTTATTTATCTCAATATATACCCAGTTTATTTAAAACCGCCGCCATCCATAGTAATCTGCGTAACTTCTGTGGCAACAGTACTATCCTTGCTTAAACCGGCAATAGTGGCCATCAAATCATAAATTTCAGCATGTAAACCGCGAGCTTCGTCGGCATTTAAGGTTAGAATCTTGGCGTTGGCTTGATTCATTGCTCTTACTTTGTCATTGAACTTTTTAATTTGTAGTGATACGTTATTATCCATTTGCTTCTTTCATTGATTCTACCATGCGCTCTTGAGTTTTAAATGGACCTTGGTATTCGTAACGATTTAACGTAATCAGTTTAGGGCAGTATGCACGGACCCATGTGCTACTAAACTTAATGATATAATAGCCTGCACAAAAGAAACTCTTTGACTTTGCGCCTTTGGTGTAGATAGGCAAGTAACGTTGAACATCTAGTACTTCATTATTGGGCTGTGTATTAGTAGGAAACCCATATACATCGTATGTATCTTGTTTAACTTTCTTTGGCTTCTCGGCCTTGACAAATTCAATATTGTACTTGGCACTGATCATTTTAATGCTAGGAAATTGTTCACGTTGATTATCGTGTACATATACAAATCCGCCTTCTTCCACGGCCATGATGTTTCCTACCTTGTTGCCATACCGCTCAACAATCCACATCTTATTCTTTACAATCGGTTTAGCAATCATTTCAGTCATACAAGTAATCCTATCATTGTTATATATGTTAATGCGTGTAGGTATTGGTCAAGGCCCAATAACCACCAAAACTTTTCACTTGACTCTGGCTTCCATCCAAAATGAGCATTTAGATTCATTTTTGCCCAGTCAATATGATAGTGTACTACAGCATCTGCAACGGCAAATACCAATGCTATAGTAATATCAAACCAGATGAAACAAAGGTATGTGCCAATGCCATGTAGTGTGGCATGTATTAGGCCACCTGGGTGTCCATACTTGCCTTTGTTCTTCCACTGATATTCCCATTGTAGGGGAAAGTCTATAATGAAGTGTTTAGTAAACAAGCAAATCAATAATAAAGTTAATGTCATTTACGCAACTTTCTACATTCTTCTTTCATAGCAGGAGTATAGTCTGGACTAATTTCCGCAATACTACAGTTAATCATTACCTGCCCTGACATAGAACTATTAATGCCATAGAATAGTAACCCCATCAGGATAGCCAAAGTTGCCAGCGCAGGCCACATTAACAAGTGTTCTTTAGCAGTAGTCATTTTCTTTGAAATACATAATTTAATGCAATAAGGGCAATATCAAGTACACAACTCGTCCACTCACCCTTGCCAAAGTCCACTAGCAAGCACATACTCATCCAGCCGATTGTGAACCAACTGATTTGTGTAAAGTGCAGGTCGTACCAATATAAAAACTTTTTCATTTCTTCATCCATTCTTTAATTTTGTCAACGGTTTCTTTTTCGATTCCAAGGAATCCGTGATGTGAAATACCCGAGCATTCATTACCTCCGATATCACCGCCATCCATCATGATAGTATCTGTACCTAGTGCCTTGGAGTGGGTAACAGCGCCTGGTCCGTTGGTCCATTTACAACTATCGCCAATGTGACCGACTACAATATTTTTACTCTTTAATCCAGTGCTGTCAAAACTGCCCACAGCTGAAGTATGTATAAACCCTGCAACTTCGCCATCTATGTGTGTTGCTAGATACATTGTGTCAGGTGTACTATAACTAGTACCAGCAACAAATATTTTAACTCCCGGATATCTACGTTGCAAATCATCAATTAATCCACGCATACGGTCAACGCTACTAAACCGATCTATAACTACTGTTACAGTTTCTTTGTCGGCAAACAGTATTCTTGATCGAATTAAAAAGTTACCTTTGGTATTAAAGAAGATTGTACCGTCTGCTTCTTTTTGTAATCCTATTGTGCCATTGCCACCGGGCATTAAAATAACAGCATACTTGGGTTTCGCACCTGGATATTCTGTTAGTAGATATGGAATTTTATCTCCATTGGCATAATGAGCAGTATCTACATACTGGTCTGGTGCATAGGTAGCAGACGAAAAGTCTGCAGGATTACTTGGGTTATGCTGTGCATACACCACGGAACTAACTAATAAGCAGGATAACACTAATAATTTATTCATTTACTTTTCTTAGTTTGCCGCAGGACGTCTACGTTCATAATCGGTACGTTGTAATTCTGACCAAACAAGATTCTTTTTAGCCAGGCGAGCTTGACGCCAATCCATAACAGTGGCTACTAACATAGCACCGAAGAATCCAATACCTATTCCAGTAGCAAGGAATAATCCAGCATACATTATCCACATATTATTTCTCCGGGTACGGTGCTTCTAAGAAACGAACATAACTATCAGCCATCTCTGACATCTTAATAAGATCATACTTGCCGCAGAACTTTAAGAAGTGTGCTCCTACCATAGGGCGATTTAACAGAACTGCTCCTTCGGCGATAGTAGTAGTAATCTTGGCTTTAATATCGTCCGGTTGTGCAGATAAGTCGACTAAGACCACATTGCGATTATAATCATCTAGAACCTTATGCTCTACTTCATTATGATCAGTCCAGCGTTGTAGCATTAGATTATTCCATGCAAAGCCCTTCTTATCTTTGTCGGCAAAGGCTTCTTCAAGACCAGTTTTAGTCTTAGTTCCTTTCCGACGTACTCCCGGGTAAGCCGAAAATACGTTGTCGGTGGGGTCTCCCCGCATACACTTTTCGAAAAGAATCCACTTAGGATCCGGAATGACCTTTGCTTCCTTAGTTTTTTTATCGATGACTGCTTTACCCTTTTTGTCGAAAATACCTTGAATAGTGTGGAGCTCATCTGCGATCCCGTTGTATTGATTTACGTTGTCTGCTAGTAGTTGATGGAAGTCACTATCGCTTGATACGATAGTGTGATGATCTGTTGGGTGACTCTGAATCCAACCTGCAATTAAGTCATCTGCTTCTAAATTTTCGTGTTGCAGTACTGTGCAGTTGGTCTTGTTGGCAAGATAGTCTTTAAGGTTATCAAATGATTCCCAAAAGAGTTTATCTTCCTCTTGTTCTGTTTCTGTAAGTGCCGCACGTGCCACAGCACGGTTAGCCTTGTATGGTGTATAAAAGTCTTTGCGCCAGCTACGTCCTTCTAAGAAGAAAATAACGTGATCTGCTTTTTGATCTCTCCAACTTTTACTAACACTACCTAGCGTAGTATGTATAGCAAAACCCAGTTTATCCCAGGTATCTGCTTGGCGGTGAGCGGCGTGTCTAGCACGGAAGAATGTGTTTGCGGTATCTACAAGTAAGTATCTCATTGAGTTATAATAGCATTTAATGATTAAGCTGTCAAGTTCTTTTCGACTATGCGTTGATATAAGAACTCTGCCCATGCACAATGGGCATCTACACCAAAATGGTAAGACGTTGGGTTAACTGTTTTAAATCCTTTTTGGATGCACCAATTGTAGTAGGTAAGATCTGGATTATATGGGTCAATATATGAATTGCCCCAGTCGAGCTCTTTATGTGGAATGCTGGATACAGTTATCTGTCCTGTACGTATAGGAGCAAAGTGGCTATAGGTATTAAAGAATACATGCGGAATGTTTAATTCATCCAATTCTTTATGGAAGTTATGTATACGTGTGTGCCATTCCAGCAAGCGTTTTTCTCGATATGGCTGGTCCTGCATAACGACCCATTCTTTATATTGCGTTTTCAATTCGTGAGGAACAGTATCTGTGCCACTTGCAGTTACTTGGTAATAGATTCCATTGTGAAGCCATTCTTCACGTTCCCAAGTTGACCATCCTATAACAACAAGATCTGGTTTAGAGTCGTTTGGAAAGTTTGCTAGATATTCCTGCGTGGTTCTTAGAATCCGGTCATTGCTTGCAGCACTTTCAGCAGCGCATTCTAGAACAGCATACAACATATTGGCCAGTTCGCAACCATAGCTAACACGTAGATTGTCTGGGTGAGGTTGTCGGCCCAGTGCCCAGTACAAGGGATCATCTTCTGCAAAAGCATGTGGGTTAACTGCTTCAGCACCTGCGCTATGGCTATCACCATTTACATATACAATCATACTGACCTATATTAACTTACCTCGGTGCGTCCATCACCGATATCTCTACGATTGATTTCTCTAGGACGATCATTAATTGGTTGATTGGCTTCCCATTGTTCAAAGTTTTCGGCTACCACGTTCTTACATACGTCTTGGAACCATAGGTCTACCATGTCACTATCTGTTTTGCCTTTGTATCCGGCACGTACCAAGTTTGTGATGAACTTTTCATTCCAGTCTAATTCAAACGCACCATTGCCGATATTATCTGGATCTAATTCCACTGCTACTACACTAACCCAAGGTTCTCCTTTGGCGTCAGCTGCTTGTCGCGGAGTCATTCCTGTAAAATCAATCTTCTTGGTTGTCTTGACTTTAGGTGTTGCAGTTGCTTTAGCCACTGGCTGTTTAACTGCAACTTTCTTAGTTACTGTTTTCTTTGCTACTGGCTTTTTAACTGCAACTTTCTTAGTTACTGTTTTCTTTGCTACTGGCTTTTTAGTTGCCATTTTCATTCTCCTGAATTTCTAACCATGTATTTTACTTGACTTAGGTACTCATAGTCAACTGGTACACCAGTAGTCCAATCTGTGGGTCCTGTTTGCACCAACAACATTTGTTCTTTTCTACGGTCCCATACTAACCAGTACAGGTTACCCATTACTACTTGAAACTGGTATTCGGCAGCATGCACCATGTCGGTGATATCTAACCGACGTTTAATACCTTCTGCTTGCTTTTGTAGTACTGCAACTAGTTCCATAATACGATCATACTCCTGCTGGGCATACATCCTAGCATGATTGATCATTATGTCTTTTTGTTTAGTGACAGGTACAAGATCAAACTTTGGACCACTAGACTCTGTAGGATACGTGCTAACATTTCTATTAAAGAAGGGTATTAAGACATTGCCCACAGTGATATCAAAGCTGGTACGCCCGTCACTGACATTAGACCTTTTATCAGTCACTGTTTTAATTTCTGTATAATGTATTCTACTTCGTTGTAGTAACGATGTTCTTCAACTGGAGTTCCAGGCCCAGTCCATACTGCTGTACCTTTGTAAGCATGGGTTAGCCAAAGACGCCGACCAGTTATATGGCAACGCTTAGGCCATAGCAAATAAACTAATTTAAACTCTGCACGAGTATTAAAAGGATCGTATTGTTCGTCCATCCACATTCCTGTTATATTCATTCCGTATAAGCCTTGCGGAAACATTCCGTACCTTACTTTCACTTGCCCCAACCATTGCCCCACAAGTCTACGTGCAAGCGTGGGCTATAATTAAATCCACGTTCGCAACAGATATTGGCAATGTTTAGTTTGTTTGATTCATATGGATCAACAACACCGCCCTGTGGCATCAAGTAAACAACACCAGTAAATCCACCTGCACGGAAAGCATCTACAGCCCGAACTGCCTCGTCAACGTGATCCGTTGTTTCCACAACAAACTTAAGATATGTGTGTCCATATGTTTGATAGATATTAACAACCTTGGGCTTGATAGCATCTTCCCAAGTTTCCCCACTAGCACTTAACTTGGCACTTACGCTAAAGGTAACTTCACGTCCGGGTAATTCATCAACCCAATCGATTAAGTAATCACGAAAGTCTTCATGTAGCTCTTGGGTACCATTGGTTTCAAATGTAATGTTCTTTAAGTCTGCCATACGTGGATGACTCAGCAACTCAGCATAAGCACGTTGCCAACCCAACAATGGTTCACCGCCAGTAATAACCAGGTGTACATCATTGCCGTTATTCTGCGCCCACATGTTATTAGGAGTTAATGCTAACATTTGTTCTACAAGTTCTTCTGTAGTTAATGTTGGACTTAGGTGTTTAAATGCAGGATGCCAACTTGCGTAACTATCGCAACCTGTTTCAACTAAGGGTAAACTTAAGAAAGTATCATATTTGCTAACTTCTTTAGCAACTTCATCTGCACCTGTGGATTTTTCACCGGGCTTGCAACCAAATGAACTACACGTAAAATTGCAACCATACGTCCGCAGAAAAACTGATGGCACGCCAACAAATCTTCCTTCTCCCTGAAGTGAATAAAACAATTCACTTACTTTAATCTTTGCCATTATTGTCCTTTAACATATCAAATCCTAACTCTCTTGGTGTTTTGCCACGCCATTCTTTTGGTGTTCTTCTACCCTACGCATTTAATTTTTATTGAGTTGGGTCTTCGGGATTAATTAAATTATTATTTGCAGATTTCTGCATTACACCGGACAAATAGCTATGATATGCTTTAGTTCTATCACCTTTAGCAAATACACGCCTACCACACTCGTTGCATTCGTGATAAAACATTTCGTGTAATATAACCTCTCCACCTGCCCATTTAGGTTGCTTTTCTAATACTTCCGACCCCTCAATGGTAAATTTGTCTACACATTGATTAAACGTACATATCACTTCAAACGTTACTGGATCTAAAAAGCTAACATCAACTTTTTTCTTTGACATTTTTTTAATCTTCATATATGTTTGACCATTCGGTTAGTTTTTGACTTTTTTTCACTTGTGCTACATGTAATTCTTTATCTGTATATACTTGGTGTGCTTTAAGTAATTCTATTAGTAAAGTAACATCGCCCAACTCTTGTACTAAGTGCTCACGTTGAGTGCCGCCATCTTTGTAACTATTGTCTATGCCAAAGCGGCGAATCTTGCTGATAGCAACAATTACTTCCGCACACTCCTCTTGGAGTATGTCTAGGATTTTGTTTACCTTAGGCGAACAGGTCTTCATTCCACTCACGATGTCCTTCACGAAACGCCATGTTACTTTGGGTTTCTCTAACTTCGACTTTGTAGCACCATAGACGATCTGCTTCAGCTTCACCCCACATGTCAGGGATATAAACACCATTGACATATTTGTACAACATATCTGCTAGTCCTTCACACCCTAGCCTAGGAAGGATAGTAAGTTTAGCTAGATTTTTTTCTTGTAAAAGTTTGTATGTTTCTAATTCAGGATCATCTTCTGCCACTAATAAAGTGTGATCAAATTGACTTTCTAAAATACCTTTAAGCTCTTTAAGTCCGCCATAATCGGCAGCCCAGTGGCGGGTATCTAATGTATCTGTACCAAAGTAAAATTTCATACTAAAACTATAACCGTGAATTAAGTTACAGTGACTATCGGATTTCCATTGGCGATATGCACACGGAAATGCGTCATGATATTCTTTTGTACTGGTGTACTTGTATTGTATTGCTTGATTCATAATAATTCTCCTATGTTAATTATAGCATAGGCGGCAGAATTTATCAATCGGGATGACGCCATAAGACCGATGTTTTTGGGGATATAACTATTTATCTTGTTCAATTTGGGTGCATTTAAGTTTATCATCGCATAGTTCAAATGTACCATTTTGGGTATTCATGCGTACAATATGCCCTTCGTGAACTGTAAAGGTATATTTGGCATTGTCAACCGCAGGCATTGTCACTTGGTATCCAAGTAAAGCACACATCAGGGCTGTTAGGGCTATCATTTATATTTCCTGGCAAATTCTAAATGCATTTTCATAGCGGCTCCAGACGAAAACTGGGTATCTTTTCTAAACGTGATTCCGTTTAACATAAATGGTTTTAATACCCTATCACCATTCCACCAACTACGTTGAATCCGAATATAACCTAGGGTTTCTAATTGCTCACGTAATGCCTTAAACTCTGGCCCATCATCGCTACCGGTCATACTACACTTGCCCTTACCTTTAAGGACTTCAACAAGATCTTCGTCGGTAACAACGTCCTGGTTTAGATAACTATTCCATTCTTCATAAGTAGCAAGGTGCCATTCGAGAGATTCATCGAGTTCAAACTTCTTTATTGCCACCACTCCTCCCAAGGAAATACGCACCAAATAGGATCTTCTAATTTGTTTATGGACATACCCGCATAGTCTACATCCTTAAAGTCACTTGCTTCGTTGTTGATTAGTACAGCAAAGCGTACATTGTTACCAAAAACATTTTCCCAGCGTGGATGATTGGGTAAGCAACCGCTACGCCAATCTTCTTTGATCCAATTGAGTGTAGCACCAGTGTCGTTAATATCATCTACAATAAGAATATTTTTAGCATATATAGTATAATCAAACGAATTGTCGCCGCCAAGTACACTATTATTAACTGCAATTGGTCCTATTTCACTTGTATATTCTGTTGGAAAATATCCGAATGCTTCTTCGGCCATCCATAGATTAGACTCTGGGTTAGCATTATCGTCGCGGAAACTAACTTTAAGGGTTTCCATTGGTACATCTAAATATTGACTTAACATATTAGCAGGAATTAGGCCGCCGCGGGTAAGTCCCACAACATAGTCGGGGCGCCATCCATCTCGGGCCATTGCACGAATGATTTCGTGTACCCAGCCCTTAATTGTTGCTTCTTTGTAAAATACTTTTCTAGACATAATGTTCTGCTTCTTTTAGGTTGTGTGTTTGTATATAATCTATAAATTTTAACAGGAACATACTTGCGGCGCTTGCATCTGCTCCATCAAACCTTACTAAGGTTAAACCTGTGCCATCTTGCATTTTGTAGCTGGCTTTGGCTTTACCGTATTGTACTTGATTTGTAAAATGTTCGCGACCACGGCCATCCCACCAGCGTACTCTAGTAGCACTTCCGCCAATCATGTTAAACCACTCGCCCATTTCGTCAGTGAGTTCGTTGACCATAAAACGGATTTCGTATGCTACCTTGCATCCTGGGGGAAGTTGTTGCATTACTCTGCGTCAGTTAAGGTTAAAACCATTTTAAGTTGAGCTTGTGCTAGTTCGTACTTGGCAAGTGCATCTGCTACTGTAACATTCTTGGCGGCAAGTTCTTTGATACGAGTTTCTTCGGCCATTTTCTTATGGCACCAATCTAGAGCACTAATAGCCGCACCGCTTAAACTAACTTCAGCAGTACTACCAAACGCAAGCCAGTTGCTTCCGTTATAGACTTCACAATGATTGCCATTCATGCGAATCATACCAGTTGCTGGGTTACCACTCGGATCAGGATAAACGTATGGAGTATTGTTGTGTCCGCTGACATGTAGATATCCTGAGGTGTTAGAATAGATATTATTAATCATTTTTCAACCTTGGTTAAACGTAGGCTAACATCTCTGCCTTCGGTAATAATACGATTTTCAAGTTGCAATATTTTGTGATTTAGTCTAACGATGCGAACATGAGCATATACCAATGCAGCAACTACTAAGCTAAATGTTAAACCCCACCCAGCAACAATACCGATGACCCAAGACCATAATCCATTGACTTCTCCAACGACAGTTTGCAACGATTCGACTATCATGCTTTTAACTTGCTCATAGTAATAATTTTGCCTAACTCACGATCAAAGTCTGCACCATCGGGGATAATATACAGCTCGCCATTGCTATATTCTTGCAGATTCATCTGAACAATAGTACCACCATTGGCTGGGGTAATTTTAATAGTCATTGTTTGACTGGACTGTGGCGTTTGTGCAACCCCATATCCAGCTGGATTAATATTAATAGTTCCTTGACTGCCGCCTAAGGTGTATGACATGGGTTTTTTATCTTTCTCTATTGTAATTCTACCTGCTGCTAACCAGTTTAATATGCTGATGCGGAAGTTCTTGAACCAGAAGCTCATGAACGCAATAATTCCATGCTAACAATATGTCCGATGCGTGTTGCAATATCTTCGCCGTCGGGGATAACATGTGTGATGCTATTATTACGATCTGTTCGACGATCGTAGCTACGAATCTGCACTACAGTTCCGCCTTGTGCCGGCATAACATTAAAGGATAGTCCTTCTACATCAACTGATCTTGCACCTACAGCTACATCCTGTGCTACAGACCAGTCATCTCTAACCCACTTAACAACAATTCTCTTTAGCCATTTCATCGTGCATAACCTTGTTGTAATTTGATATTATCAAAAAACTCTTTTTTAGTATTCATGTCAATTTGGAATGCACCTGTTAATACGGTAGTTTGAGTCAATGAGCTACCTGCCATAATACCACGATTTTCGCAACATCCGTGTGTGGCCTGAATATAAACTGCAATATTTTTACTACCAGTTGCTAAGCCGATCTCACGTGCTATGTCGTTGCACAGTTCTTCTTGTAGTGTGCCGCGACGAGCACACCACTGAGCAATCCTAGTATACTTACTAAGACCAATAAGCCTATTGGCGGCAATAATCCCAATGTAAGCCACTCCCACAACTGGCTGATGATGATGACTACACATAGAGCGCAATTCACTCCGTACAACCAACATGCCTTTATATCCATCATCTACCTCGTTGGGAAAACTTGTTGCATCTGGTGCAGATTCATATCTACCTGCCATAATTTCATTGTAGTACATCTTGGCCAAGCGTTTAGCTGTACCTTGACTATTGGGATCGTTTTCACGATCAATTAGTAGCGTATCTAATACCTGCTCAAAAGCCACAGTGGCTTCCTTGATTAGTTCTGCTTTTACTTCTTCTGTTACGTATTCACTGATGTTATCACCAGCCCAAAAGCGTTTCTTATCCGCTTTCATTTTTTCACGTAATACTTGTGCTAAGTTTTTTTCTGACATTGTTTTCCTATTTTCTGTCGTGGATGACTTTATTCAGTTATTGTATAGTATTTAGACCTAGGAGTCAATACATTTAGAATAAATACATGTTCAATGAAACGTGCCGTTCTGTGTGTATCTAATCCACAAGATTATATTCCTAAATTAAACAACTATAGCATTATGGTAATTAATCCTAATGCCACTCCTGCACGAAATCAATACCTATTAGCCAATTCGGACTGGAGTTTACTAATAACAGACACTGAAGAAAAACATAGAGATGGTGCCGACTATCCAAACGAGCGTGTACTTTGGTACACCAGTGGAACCACTGGCGACAGTAAGTTCTGTAGTTTTAGTCAAGACCAACTGGACAGCATGGCCAAGACTATTTGTAATGCTTATGATATTACAGCCAATGATAGGTATGTGAGTGTTATGAGTTTATGGCATGCACATGGTCAGGGATTTTATTGGGCAACACAATTGGCTGGATGTGAAACTCACTATTTGCCGGTTAAGGAAATTAGACATCTACCCAAATATAGTCCAACTTTTATTACAGCTATCCCAGACTTACTCAGAGTTATTGGTGAACTTGAATTTAATACCAATTTAAGATTTATTCGTGGTGCTAGTGCCCCTTTGCCGGATCTACTATACAAGGGTCTGCAGAATAAATTCAATATTCCTATAATAGAAGCATTTGGAATGACCGAAGCATTTAGTCATTGCTTTAGTAATCCGTTACATGGCAAACAACGTATAGGTACTGTGGGATTACCAGATGGTATTGATGCACGTATCATTAATGGCCATTTAGAAATTTGTGGAGCTAATATTGCAACCCCCGGATGGTTTGATACCGGAGACCTA